CCTCCGTCAATTTCTTCCATCACTTGATTCATATGACCTAACAGTTCTGTGATAGGTTCATCATAGTCACCAATCTCATAATCAACGTCATCTTGTTCTTTGTACATAGCCTTGATTTGGTCTCCATACTGGATAACCATTTCAAGTTGTTCTCTCATTTCATCTGATATTGCCATTACGCCTCCTCAATCATAAAACTCATCTAAGGCTGTTTCAATTTCTTCTGGCAAGTCAACACCTGCCGCTTGTAAAAAACTAAACAACTCTAGCATAAAGTCTTGCCAGTCTTGTTCAGACTCAAAGTCGCAATCTATGTCAGTTGCTATCTTTGTTCTGCCTTTAGATGTCGATATATTAATATTCATAATTTATATTATACATAAGTATTAGTCTTTGTCAACCTTTAACTTTTCCAAACTTAGTTTATCTTTTAGACTCATTAAGTAAGCCGCACCTGCTAAAATTAAAATAGCACCTGCTTCTGCAAATAGCCCAATGGGTTCCATATCTTTACTGTGCAATACTATTAATCTACACAAGGCAGTAATTGCAATAATTATTGGTAATGTTACAGGAATACGTTCTGTGTTATAAAATGCTCCTATCATTGCAACAACCTCTGCAAAAATAAACAACATAAATAAATCTGCTAACACAACAGATCTTGCTAACCACATACCAAATAAGTAATCGCCAATGGCAAAAACAGTACAAACGCCAATCAATGCAATAATTGCACGTTCTGTTAACACTGTGGTCCAATGTAATTTGCTTTTCATCATAATAAAAGTCCTAAAATATAAACAAAAGTTAAACTAGCATTTAATACCCAAACTGTTTGTTCTTTCCAAAGTACACCAACAGCAGTCCAAATACTGTTAGCAGTTATAAAAAAATAATGATGCAACTCCATAGCAGGTACAAAACTTGCTAAACATGCCGCACATACTAGCATTGCTGTAGCAAACCATGCTAATGTTTGATGTGGTTTTTCGTTCTGTCTCATACTATGTGTTTCTCTCTGCTTTTACGTGCAGTGTGTGTTACTCCGCTTTTTGTTTTGTACGGTTTGTCGGCAATACCCTTTGTACCTTCTGCACTAATTAAAAAAGATACTATTGCCCAAAAACTTGCAATAATTCCTACTGCTAATATAAATCCTTCCATTAGTCTATAATCTCATCCTTGGTGTATTTGGTCCAGTCGGTAAATGTTTTTCTTGTTTGCAGTTCATGTAAACTGTGACACCATACGCCTGGATTTGTTGCTTTGAAATTTTTGTCGTCTAACTTGATAGTGGTATTATAGTTGAACTGATTGATGTAAGGTAACTTGACACTAACCATTGGTATAAAAGTGTCATACTCTGTCATACCACTTTCCAGTACCCACTCTGCATACTTCACATCAAAGTCTAATGTTACCCAAATATCTGTATCAACTACAAGTTTGTTTAACATAAAATCCCATTCTTGACTTTCATGTTCTGTGTCAACACTGAAACTTTGATTAGCACCCAAATAAATGTGTGGACAATTATTATTAAGTGCTCTTGCTAAAACTTCTTTGTAAGGTTGTGTACCGATAACAAACAATGTTCTTTGACCATGTGCAGGACTATGCTCTACTTCAGTGCCAATAAAGAACTTTGTATCTATGGTATAACCTTCTCTTTCCATTAGAGATCGCCTTCCTTAACAAAAATACCGTCTACCATTTTACCTTTGCGATCTTTAATATCGCCATATGCCTGTGCAAGACAGCCTTCTAATGAGTAGCCGTTGCGTTCCATAATGTTTAACATAACTACCATCATGTCGCCTAAGTCGTCTCTCATGTCTTTGCCTTTACAGCAACTATCACTGAGTTCGCCTAGTTCTTGCATTAACTTTAGCACTTGATCTTTATCAGTGCTACCATTAATTAAATTACGATCGTGATGCCATTGTCTAATAGCATTATCAAACATTGTAACATCGCCTTTTAGGGCGTTGACCTTTACGTTTTTCTTAAAGGGATTCTTAATCTTAAAATTCAAAAAACTCATTTAATACTTCCTCTTTAGTATCTTCTACTTCACCACCTACACTGAATGAATCCAACATTTCTTTGTAGTCCTTAATTAGTCCTCTTGGGTTTTCACAAGCAGGATCTAATACTTCCTTTGCAAAACTATCAAAGTAAAACAAGTTTACTGGTACGTATGGAGATACTTCTTGTGCCTTACTACTTTTCTTGCTAGGCTTTCTCCACTGTGAATAATGCACAGGTTCCCTAGTACGTTCTACGTCTGCTAGTCTGTTTGCCTCTTGTACTGCATCAATGTGATTAAACACACTGTGAGCCATGTAATACAAATAACTTTGTGTGTCCCAACTAGTGCTATCACGTTCTGCTACCATAGGATTACCGTCAGCATCCAGTTTAGGCTTACCTTCTTTGTCTAAGATAGGTTGTCCTTCTGCAAGTTTAGCCTTGCCGTTTTTGTCTGTATCACCTGCTTCTAATGGACACAGGTCGCCCATTGTGAGTCTGCTCATTACAGGTGAATGTCCAAATGGTGCTGGCAACTCACTGCCCTTAAATTGTTGTTGATCAAATGCACGATCCATAAAGTAACCAAACTTACCTGGCTCAAAGAAATTGTGTGCATAGGTTTGACCATATGCTGTATTCACAAACGGTGATGCCGCATCGAAACTCAAAGTAATGTTTGGGTTATCATGTTGGCGTAACATTCTTTGAATGCTGGTTAGGAAACAGGCCCATTGTAGTTTACCAGTACCAAGGAAGTGTATCCAATCCTTGCCTTCTAGTAATCCATCTTCACGCAAATCTAAAAGCCTATTCAAGACGCAACTGAGGTCTTTCATATTAATACCAGCAAAGGCATAGCCTTCCAATGCTCTGTTTGCATCACCGTATGCTTCTGCAGTAAACTGTGGCTTACTGAAGCTCTTAACTGCTTCATACCAAGTTTTACTTGTGGCCTCATCTGTACCACTAATTACATTAAGGAACTTGGTTGCACCTGGCACTCGATTACGAACAAAGTAGTCCAAGTTTAGTAGACTGATATCTAATGTATCGTCAAAAGATGTAAGCCCAGTTTTACTGCTAAGTGGCTCGACTGCGGCAAATGCCGGAATATCTAGTGTCATACTCCAATCTGCTGTATGCTCGAGCCAACGCAGTATTTTTTCGCAGATTGCAGTTCGAGCAGGATCATTAGGATCCTTTGCGTTAGCCCAGTCTAGTTTAAGTACGCCAGTAGCAATTTGGAAACCGCCACTGTCACCTAAAATAATTGTAGTGTTTCTATCTCTGTCTTGGATCATTGGCTCATCAGCATGACTTTTATTAATGTCTAAGTGAGCATGACCTGCAGAGTAAAGACCCCAAGGGTAATGATAATATGTATCTTTAGACTTTAGGAAATCGAGACCTTCGTTACCATGTTCAAATCCTGCAGGCACTCTACTTTCTGCAGGAACTTTGTTGATAATCTTGTCAACTTGTTTTACATAGAAACTACTAATTGCAGGGAGATATACTGCATAGTCTCGTTGTCTTTTGCCTAAATCCATTCATTAACTCCTTGCTGGTAATAGATATGTGTAGACACCTAAGCCACTGTCAACAACAATTTGGCATAGTCCTTGTCCATTAAAACTTATTACTACATTTGAGTTGTCACCTAAACGTAAAATCTTTAGCACAATGTCTAAGTTCCAACGGAAGTCGTGTTTGATTTCGCCATCAACACCTTCAGCAACAAGTACCTTAGTTCTGTCACTGCCCTCATCACCAATATAGAAATACAGTTTGTTGTCTTCTGTACGTGGAGAGAAGTTGGTTTCGAATGCACCAATTACACTGTTAAAGTAACTGAGATCTTTTAGCATCTTAGCACTAGGCACAATGTTTACATCAAACTCTGCACCCTTAAACTTAATGTCTTTTAGTTGCTGATTAACAACATCTGCTAACATAAATCTATAGTGTGCATCAGTACCTTCAGCACTAACAAACTCTACTTCAACAGGAACGTCTTCGTCATTGCGATTTTGTGTAACAACTTTTACGGTTGCGTTCTCATCATCAAAGCCTGGAAACTTTAAGTATCCATCTAACACACCCATTCTACTTAGTCCAACTGTTGCATCAACAAAGTCAGGCACAGGATTAATTGTGTTACCTTTCAAGATCACAGTTTTTTCTGCGTCCACGGTTTCAATATCAGTAGACTCAACAGTGCCTTTGATCTTTACCATTTCAAAAATACCCAAGTTGTGGGTATGTCTTAACACATCTTTCAATGTGTCCTTAATATAATTATCCGCCATATTATCTCCTTAAGTTACTTTGGCTTGTTTTTTAATTGCTTCACGTTCAAAATATAATCTAACTACAGTCTTACGTGCGATAGCATACGTTGTGAATATAGTTGTCATTATAACACTAGTCCACATTGTGCCTACTTGCCATACGTCAATACACAAATATACTAACACAAAGTTAAGTGGTATGTTAACTACAGCCGCAATACCTGTATCAGTTAATGCTTCGTAGAATGCTTGTCTAATTTGTTTATGTTCTGGCATAAATCTATTGTACACTCTTATTTAGAAAAGTCAAGAAAAAGTTTTCCATTTTTTTCGATTAAAATTCAAAGAAGGCTTGTAAGGCCTCACTCTCGTTAATTCGCTTTAAGTCCCAATTCATAGCACCTAAAACATTACTAATCTTTTTATCCAATACTGCCTGCTCCATTGCTTCAGTATCAAAGGGCAACTCCTTAAACCATTCTGGAATATGCAATTCATCTGTTGGATATGCAATGCTGGAATAGCCCATCGGATTATTTTTAAGACGGCACACAATTACTTTTTGTCCGTCCATGATAGTCATACTGTAGTTGTCTCCGTGAGCCTGTTTAAGTTCATTCCAATTAATACTTGCTCTTACATGCCCTGGTATCATTGTGTTCTCAGGTGCTAAGTCTGTGAGACGTTTTAGTTTGTAATTATTTGCTTCAACACGTCTTTGTTTGGCAAGTTTCTCACCATACATTGTCAAGTTGTTTACACGTTTAGGCATACCTTTTAACCACGGCTCTAGGCCTTGGAAGTGCTTCTTGAAGTCTCTGATCTTTGCTATAACTTCGCTTTCAGTTTTGCCTTCTAGTGCATCATCTAATACTTCTTCTAAGAAGTCTTGTATGAATTCAGGCGTATCACTTCGCTTGATATCCATGCCCATAATTTTTAGTTTACCACCTTCTGGTTGATAGCCTTCAATGTCCAAACACTTGATTGCATATCGCTTCTTGGTAATAAACAAACCTGACCTACCAACTACTTCTCTACCGGCTTGCATAACAGCACCTTGGTCAGTTGGTACGTTGAAACTTTCCTTTAACATTTTTGGGAATGTTGAGCTCACAGTATCTGATATGTGATCATACAAATTAATTGCACTCTCCATATCTAATGTCTGTCCTTCTTTTAATGCTGGAGTTGCAGTAAAGTACACTGAGTCAGTATCACCATATACTATAGTGTCGCCAGTATGATCGTACACTCCTGTAAGCATTCTGTTTGTTTCTGCTCCCATGTGTTTTGTAATGGCCCGTCCAGTAAGTGTTGTGGATTGACCGATTCTCTTGTCAAAGAATCTACAACCAGGATTGAGAATAGCACCATACAAACTATTAAGATTAATCTTCTTGACCAACTGTCGCTTATCCCAAAATGCAATGTCGGCATCTGTGGTTGCTTTCTTTTTGTTTGCTTGTAACTCTTTTCTTTCTGCATACCATCTCTCCAATAAGCCTGGAACAATACCTTGGAAGTCTGTTTTGAATATTGTACCATTGGCACTGATATTCCAAGGTTGCCCACTATTAAAAACTAAGTTGTAAACATCGGCACCTGTAACTTCTACAGTTGAGCCATCTTCCATATCTAAATGCATTGTGTGGTTAACGTCTTTAGACATAACCATTTCATATTCATTGCTACCAAACTTACCTAACCAAGAATCTGCAAATGACTTCTTCTCCAATGTCATCTTATTGTTAATTTCTTCTTCTGTATAGTCTTGGCGTAGTTGCCCAACAATGGTTTCAGGAGCCATGTTTAATGCTCTAAACACACTAGGATACAGACTGTTCAAGTCCATACTGCCTACCCATTCATGATAACCTTTCTTGGGGAACGCAACATAGGCACCAGCCGCCTGTGTGTTCTTTTTCTCACTGCGGTCTCTGTCTGGCACAATGTAATCACGTCTGTGTGCTTCGTTAATAATTGCTTGTTCCGTGGTTGCTACAGCACCCATTGTAGTTGGAAGTAATACAGTATTATCATGTGCAATAGTGTTAGCAAGATCAATAAACTGTAGTTTCTTGTCTAACTTATCTAACAACAATACGTCTTGAATATTGTATTCTAAGAACTTGAGGAAGTCATGATTGTAAAGTCTATCTAAACTACCTTCATAGGCTACCTTCTTCTCACCTACTTCCATCTCACCAATGTAGTCAAGTCTGTAACTGTGTCGTTCCTCATAGTTGTATTTGCGATACAGTTGCATATAGTCTAAGTGTACACGACCAATCAAGTCATATGTTTCACGTTCACTGCCAAATGCTTCATAGGTTCTTTGTCTTGGCATTTGATCAAACAAACATAGTTTGCGTAATTCACTTTTGCCCAACACTTTGATAATACGATTGATGGTGTAAGGAATATCATAACCCTCACTGTTCCATCCGCTTAGTATGTCTGCATCTTCAATAAGGTTGAGGAATGTTTGCAGTAATTCTTTTTCGGTCTTAAACAGTATTACTTCAGGTAGCTCTTTAGCAATGTTCTGTGCCTGACCCCAACTAAGTGTTTTAGGTGGTACTGCTAAACACACCATTGCATCCATCCACTGCAAGTATACACCAACAGATGTTATCTCCATGAAAGCATCTTCAGGTGAACTGTATCCTCGATCAGGATCAAAGTCTACCTCGATATCAAAAAAGGCTGTGTGCAGTTTGGGTGGCTCAGCATTTAGATAATGCTTCGCAATAGTTTTGTTCAGTGGTTTAATATCACTTTCGTATGTTTTATTTGTTTTATTGATAGCAACATTCTTGCGAAAGTCTTTGATATTTTTACAACGTATTTCTTGAACTGGTTCGCCGTATATGCTTCTGTGGGAACCTCTGGGATCTGAGACATAAAAGTTGTATTCTGGCTTGTGCTCTATAAGATGTCGCTTTCCATCTACTCGCTCTACTACGCGAATTAGATCTTTTTGCTTATCATAGAAAGCATCTACGTAACTCATATGTGTCTGTCTCCGAGCATCACTTGTGGCTGACGCAATACCAAATTAAAAACTGAACTGTTTACCTTTCGTCGCATAACATTGTGTAAGCACTACCAATGTTAAGGTGGGGTTCAGTAGTTCCCACTGACTGTAAGCAATTTATTTCTACTCTGCTCACGTCCCATTCCTATTATGTAAACAGTTCAGATATACTTATACAATTAAAGTGTTCTACCAACAGTTTCAAGGATAGTTTCTAGTTCATCGAACTTGTCATATTCTTCTTGGAAACTGGCTTTGTGTGCAATACGAATTGCTTTGTTTAGCACACCTGGTTTGAGGTCCATTTCTTCTGCGATTGCTTTCACAGTATCACGTAGACCTTCTTTGAGGTTTTCAATTTCGTAAGTAACTTGCATACCCTCGTCTATCAACTTTTTAAGACGAGCCTTTTCTTCTTGATTAAATGTTCTGTTGAATGCCATATTATTTTCCTGTGTTAATATTTATGTCCACAGTATCTATTATAGCAAGATTTTGGCTGTTGTCAACCGTTAGTTGTCGATGAGGATGAGATTGAATGTGCTACCTGGTAACTTCTTCCCAGTCCAAAGAACCATACATCTGTTCGTCATCAGTGGCAGCCGTCACTGCTAGTACGAATACTTCTGGTGTATTAGTAAAAGTGTTTCTTTCTAACTGAAATTTGAACAGTGCTTCTTTGAGAATGTCTGTGGTTGGCGAGCCCTGATTACTACTGTTCAAGTAGCCACTGGCCAGTATCCTGCCACCTGAGTATGCTGTGCCAGTAATGTTGTATTCCACTGCACTGTTGTCGCCAGCACTCAGCCAGGTGTCGCCTGTAACTGTTCCGCCGGCCATAAGTCTCCATTTGAAGTTAATACCATTGCCCACGCCCATAATGGACGCCGCTGTGGGAATCACTATGGCATCCAGTCGATTAGGTGTTGTTTTTAATCTTATACTGACTATGGGATAGAACACGCCTTTATCTGCTAAATCTCTAGGAGCTGTGATGGGAACCCCAACCGCTTGTTGTCTACCTGAAAGACCAATACCGCCTTCTGAAATCACTGTGCTACAAACCTGCTTCAGTGTAGCAGGTGATGTGATACCACCATCATTGACAATTTCATATCTAAGTGGCAGGCTGGCTGTGGTGATGTAGGTTGAAGTAATCAAGTTTGCGTGATGAAAACTGTGACAGGGGACCAGTTTGCCGTTGATCACAAATCCCATACGGACTGTGCCCAATCCCAACCACTCGATGTCTGACCACAGGATCTGTGCTTTGCTGATGTCTAAAGTGATGCCACTTGGGCCTGTGCCATCCATTTTATCAATGTTCCAACTATCCTGGTTGACCACTGTTTCCGTCATACTGCCACTTACACTGCTTCTTTCAACAAAAGACACGGTGCTGTCTTGCAGTTGCACATACATGCCATTTGCAGTGCCAAAGTATCCCACTCTTTGAGTAAGATTGGTTTGAGCAGGAGCCATAGCAAACGTGTTCATAACTAATAAACTTTTGCCTGGCTGGTATGCAAACACTTTCTTTGTTTCTCTGAGCACATTAGTACCAGTTGTGGTAGGCACTGTTAGATTAACCAGTCCTTCACTTTGTATAAACTCTACCGATGTCAGTGCAGTATTACTGGTTGCCCACAAGTCGTTGTCTGAGAATCTGTGAGAACTGTCAAACAGTGTGAATGGTTGTGATACCCTCAAACGACCAAACGCATCGCCGCCTACGCCGCCTGCAGATATTTCAACAGTGTTAACACCAGGCGTACCGCCTGCCCCCACTCTGATTATAGGTTCACCGGCACTGTTGCGGTCCATTGCAGTGTGCAAATTGTTTAATTGCCAGTTAGCGCCTGTACCAGTTACTGGATGATTATATGCCATATTATTTTCCTTTAATCGACACTGTAGTAAAACCAGTCTGTTTCATCACCTGGTTGCATTACTTTCTTGTTAACACCACGTTCCGTGCCGCTGGGTGTTGATTTTGCATAGTTGGTTAACAGTGTTATAGGTCCTGGTGCACTTGGAAGTAAAACCCAACGATCAGCCATTTCCATACCGCCTTTGGGCTCAGAATGTTTTTCAGCATAACCAAGTTTCTCTAGGTCTCCCCATGCAGGCCCTTGTATAGTGTAACCAGCATTGTAAATCTCTGGTGCATCACCATCTTCGATTGCACGTCTAAGACCTTTGAGTTTTTGCTCTGCCTTCTTGACTTTGTCTTCTTGCGTTAAAAATAATTCTTGTAATCTCATATTAAAACTCTAAACTGGTCTCGTATTCAAAATCTAAATCAGGGAATTCTTCTGCAATCTCATCTGCTATGTCTTCCCCTTCGTTTATATCAAGTTGCTGTTCTAAAACTATCTCATAGATAAGTTTATCATTGTCTGCTTCGTATACAGTAACGTTGGCTTCTATTTGTGTTCCGTTGTTACTGTATGCTTTAACAATTTTAGATGGACAAACACTTTGAACTATATCAAAATAGTTCACTACATCATCATTACTAAGTTCTTCCTTAGTAATCAATCTACAAAAGTGTTTGATAAAATCCATCTTTACTTCTTACCTGTCCAAGCCTGGGCACCAAAAAATGCGGCAACAATACCTGCAACTGCAATGAAGTATACGCCTGCCATATCACCTAAAATGTCTGCGGCTTTTTCGTAGCCAACTACATTTGAACCGATGACTAGCACAGGGTATGCTAACATTCCGTACAATGAGAACCACGCCATTTGACGTTGTGCATCTCTCATTGCGTCTTGGTCTTCTAACTCTTTACGTCTGAATTCCAAGTACATTGTTTCTTCTGCTTTACTTACTTTACCATCACCGTTACTATCCGCTGGATGAAACTGGCTAGGGCTACTGTTTGTTTCTTCTGCCATGTGTTTACTCCTTACCTACACCTTATTGTAGTATTTATCATAAACAGCGATTATAAATACAAGCATGTACGGAAGTTATAGTCAGTCGTATCAGGATATTTTTGCACTTGAAACGTGCCAAAAGAAAACCTATATGGAAATAGGAGCATATCATCCGTTAATCAGTAACAATACTTTTCTACTTGAGTCGCTTGGTTGGAAAGGATTCAGTATTGAAATCGACAGAGCTCAATGGTGGAAACATTGGGCATATCACGATAGAAAAAACATACACTTCGTTGATGTATTTGATTTTGATTTCTCTAAACATGTAAAGCATTATGGTTATTTAAGCATAGACATATTGGGGTCTACAACAACGTTACATGCTTTACAAAGCATTGTAGACGCAGGGTGTACGTTTGACAGCATTACATTTGAACATGATCATTATAGATTCAAAGATTCTACAAAGCAAGATGTTGAGGATTATTTGTGTGCTAGAGGCTACAAGGTTGCTGTTTATGATGTTGTGCCAATTAGATACATACCAGAAGGAGTAAAGCCTGGTGTGTTTGAAACTTGGTTTGTAAAAGAAGATATAGACTTTGAGCCTATAAGTTTTGCAGAGTGGCAAGAACAACGTGATTTAGATTTTGCCAATCCAGAATTTACACCACTTAAATAAATCACTGCACCTCTACAGTGATACCGTCATCGGTGCTACGAATTCGTTTAACAATTAAAGGTTCATCACCCTTCTGACCACCTTGAATCTCATCAAAGTAAATCTTAGAACCAATCCCAACATACGGCCCGCCGCTCGGGTCAAACATACCAAGATCACTATAGTCAATATGTTCCTCAAGGTGTTTACCACCGAAACGACAGTACTTCATTGAGTCACCAGTCATGTGAAATCGGTACTCTTTGTCATTAAGTTTTTCCCAATGATACTCATCACCATATCTATTTTTCATAACTAAACCTTCCCTCCATTTCTTCCATATCGTATTGTGTAGGGTAGTGCTTTAGCAGTCTGCCTGCTTCTTGTCTTATTGCTCGTGGAACTCTAGGTGTCTTTTTGGGATCTAATAGATCAATTAGAAACCGTTCAGTTCGTAATACTGCATTTGTTCTTTCAGTTGGTAATGTCACCACTCAATCTCCATCCAATTGGTATCTTCGGGCATCAGTGTAATTTGACCTTCAAATGCTTCGTTCTCTTTGAGTTGATTATACACTCCACTGTTAGCCATTGTCAAGCGATAACCTTTGCGATAGCACTTGTATACTGATCCACTTGCGCCATAGAACTCCCAGTGATGCGGCTTCTCTTCAACACGGGTGATGCCGCTGTTCATCCGCCAACTGTCGCCGTTAAGATAACCACCGCTCCATCCAGCAAGTACTTTATAGAATCCACGGTCGTACTTACCTTCTTTGATTTTCAGAACAACCCAGTTGTCTGGTTTATATTCACTCATTGTTATGCTTCTTTGACAAAGTGTAACCAGGATACTCTCCGTGTTCTTCACACATCAGAGTTTCTTCCCATATCAATTCATCACCCGGGTTCCAGCCCATCTCTAGTAACAGTTCATCTGGGATAGGTAGAATCAGTTCTCCAGTTTCTGGATCTTTTTCGACTTTTACTGTGTACTTACTCATTGCTTCTCCTAAATTGGTGGGCCCTGTAGGACTTGAACCTACGACCTGCCGATTATGAGTCGGATGCTCTAACCAACTGAGCTAAAGGCCCTAAATTGTTGGCTCTCAATTTACCCTGGGAGAGCCTGACCAGAATTGGTACCTGAGGCCGGACTCGAACCGGCACACCCATTACAGGCGAGGGATTTTAAGTCCCTTGTGTCTACCAATTTCACCACTCAGGCATAACTATGTGAAAGGACCCCGCAACCTGTGTGTTAGGTTATTGCACATCACGACTGTTTCTAAACTCCTGTGGTCTTTGCTTGCCACTGCCAACCAGCCGTCCTTTCTTGCCCTCTAACTATTACCCTCTGCTAACTTTATACACGAACAGCCTTGATGCTGTCCATACCAATGCCCGAATAACGACTTGCACCACCATGCTTCATGTAATACTGCTCACGAGCACTGTACTCACTCATTGATCGAACATACCCTTTGCTTTCACCGTTTACAAAAATTTCCCAAATAAAAATCATCATCTCTACTCCTTGTGCAAATGGCGTCTACTGTTTTCAACGCATTTACTTCTTTGGCACGCCTGGCAAGACTCGAACTTGCAACCCTCGGCTTAGAAGGCCGATGCTCTATCCGGTTGAGCTACAGGCGCATAAACTTAATCCAACTTATCAAATTCTGCAACCATTTTATGTTGCAGTTTACGAGCCTCTTTCTCCCAAGGCTGGTCCCAATACTCAATGTTCTCACAATACTTGTTGCTCTTCCAACGACTAAGACCTAAATCCATTTCGTCCAAGGCAAACTGCTTGACATGAACCATTTCGTGTGCAAGAATGCTAAGCCAGTTGCCGTACAATGCAACGTCGATGATAAAGTTGCGTCGATCAATTGGTTCGCATAAACCTTCTGTACCGAACTCCCCAACATGCACTTTGCTATGCATACGAACAACAATGTTGGTGTGCAGTCGGCTAATGCCTAGTTGCTTGGCAAAACTGCGTACAGCCAAAGTTGCATACGCCTGTAAACCAAGATCTAACTTACCGCCTTTAGGTCCTTCGATACCAATGTTCAAGGATGAACTCCTCTTTGAATATTTGTTAATTATACAGTAATGAGACTGTGCGTCAACCGGATTTTTTTACTTATCGCAATATTTTATGCGATTGATCATGGTTTCTTTACCACCATGATACTTGCTTTCCTCTTGACTTTTAACATAGCCAGTGACATTAATTTTGTCACCAACTTTGAAGTTGTGATCATTGTTGTTAAAGAATTTAACAATGTTGCCATTTGCAGAACTGGTGCAAAACAATGAACTACCAACACTTGCAATGTATCTAACATTTTCAACTGTGAGTTCAAAGTTGTGTCTCTTGTGAAGGGTACCTTCAAACTGGCTATTACTAGCAAGTTCATTCTCCCTTGTAGACCAATTGTCTTGATCGATTTTGTTTTGGTATACTTTAGGCAGACTTGCCGCAATACCAATTTTATCCTTGCCTGTTTCTTCAGCAGTGATTAGTTTGAGAACATTACTCTCAAAATCTGTGAGCTTTCGCTCAATTGCTTTGAACCCTAAACCTTTGAGATACTCGATGATCTCCATGGCAAAGTTTACATCTTCGTTAGTAACAACCACGTCAGGTTTGTTAGCAGAATCTAAAAAGTACGAATACAGCAATTTGCTGTTTGGCTTTTTATCAGATGACATATCTGAAGATTTAACAAAACCACCGTTGAATCTATTGATTGCAACTGCGGCTGATATTACGTCGATTACTTTGAATTTGAACTGCATTCTGCTCTCCTTTTCCTAACTATGTATATAGTATAGCAAATTTTGTGATATTGTCAACCACTATTTTTGTTAATAAAATCAATAACTTAGCACACTGGGTTTGCCATATTCATTGCTATATAGCAATAAAAACTGTGCTAAATCTGTGTTTGATTCAAAATACACGTTTAATGTGTATCCTTCTGTTTCAAATTTAACATCAATACCAACTGGTTCTGCGTAACCTCTTACACATTTTGCTATCTTATTCTTGTGCATTTGAGCTGGTAACCCTGCACCTCCAGTGGGTAATCTAAACTTGAGATACTTAACGAGTATAGTCTTCTTGCTTTTCATTCCTTGTTACAAGATTGTAGATATCTTCCCACTTCTTAGCAACAAAGGTATCTTCCCAACCCATGTTATGTCCATGCTCTATGAGAATACCTGTAAAGCCTTTGTCTACACCAGCCATAACATTCTCAGGTTTATCTTCAACCCAATAGTTACCTTGGTACTTTTGAGCAAGTTGGTCCAGTGCTTCATCTTTGTCTGCACCTGTATCTAAACAAATGACGTCTAAGAATATGTCGCCAAATATTTTGTTTAAGTTTCTGATTCTCAATTCTTTTGCATATGGATCTAAACTGAGACTTGTGAGTACAACAAACCTATACTGATGTTTTTCAGCAAGTAACTTCACATAGTATTGTGCATCTCTGAGGGGAGGTAAGAAGCCAATGGCGGCACTCTCATTGAATGTCTTGATAGACTTCTTGCCTTGTTCTGGGGTGATACCATACCTATCACCGATGTTGTACATGAATTGATAGCCATCTACCTTTTCATGTCCGTGATGTTCCATCCAAACAGAGAAGCCCTCCTCCCAATCGAGTAGGACTCCATCACAATCTGTGAGAATAATTTTGTTGTTTTTAACTACCATGCATTTCCTCTTGGCGCGGCTGGGAAGATTCGAACTCCCGACCTTGTGGTTCGTAGCCACATACTCTATCCAACTGAGCTACAGCCGCTCTTGATTACATACTCCAGTAAGTTTCAGTTGCTGGATCTACACAAGTACCAACACTGTTGATACCAATTGTGTAAGTTTTCTCTTCACCAGTACCTGGGAACCTTGCAGTTCTAGTAACTTGAGGCTCGTTATAATCAGCCCAAGCAGTTACCTTGTAGTTCTCAGGATTGAATACTGTTCTACCATAGTCGTTCTCACCAAACTTCTTGGCATAACGAGTCATTGCCGCTTTGGCCGCCGCCGCTGTTGAAAATTCAGACTTGATGTAATAACTCTTTGCACCAAAGACCGAACCGTTTGTTTTGTTTTCTAAAATATACATACCTAACTCCTTTTTCCTAACTATGTATATAGTATAGCAAAAATACAGTATTTGTCAACCTTTTTATAAGTCTTTGTTTCCTAAGTAAATTTCAATATCACCTAGTGCAACATCTGATTCATACAGTATCAAATCAGCAAATCCGTCACTGTTTATGTCGTATAAATCGCCTACTCTTTGTGTTCTTTCGTGTAATGTGCTGTATGTAGGCCAGTCTGATGTATCTAATCTATCAAAACCTGAGGAATGTTGTAGGAAAACATCTGGTATCCCACCTGTTTCTCTGGATTCTCCATGCCTACCGCTCCACTTTTGAATCTGTATATCATCTAATCCATCATTGTTTATGTCTGTGCAAGTAAAGAAGTTAAATGATGCATCGTATGTTTGCTCTAAAGGATTTTCTTTTAGCACTAATGCATTGTTTTCAACTTGAAAAAACTCTAACATAATTGCTTCTGAAAAATCATCTGTGTTATAGTTGTATCCTTCTTGCAAATCACTGCCATCTTTTAATCTATATGTGCTGGTGTGAAACACAAAGGTTTCTACATCATTAATATCCATTACACAGATATCGTTTATTGCTCCATTATACACCAACATGCCATTAACGTTTACTACTGGTGTTAATACGCCTGACACATCAACACTAAACAATGGTTCACGTAACCACACGTCAACTAAGGTTTTGTTTTGCCATAATTCAATTGCATTTATACCGTTAGGCACAGTTGCATTTACAAGATACTCTGTTCCAAATCTAAATGCGTTGGCAAGTATTAATGGATACTCGTTTGATACATCTACAAATTCATTGTCTTGTAATCTAAATGCTTGTTGGTCTGCTGTCCACAAGTAACCAGCAAACACAGCATCACCATTAGGAGCAAAGTCTACGGCATGTCCCCAATCCCATATCCCTATGTTGTTGATTGTGTATGTGAAATTTTCTCCACTTAGAAGTATAGTAGGATAGGCACCGTTTGCGTATGCTTGATCTTGATCATCAGCACCACCAGTAAGTCTACCATCCTCACTGTTTGTTGCAAATGCAAAGTCAGGCATACCGTCATCGTTAATGTCTTTGACAGCAACCTTCCTACTTGCAGAACCCAGTTCAGGATATGAATCTCCAAACACTTCGTAATTTACAACACTATATGAACCTAGTCCATCACTTGCCCATGCTACTAATAAATCATCAGTAGGATCAACAAGATCAACAGGTCCGCCGTACGGTATGCCACACCAGTAGTGAACAATAAAATCTGTGTGTTCGTCATCATTTAATTTTGTAGGCAACACAAATTGTATCACAGGTTCCATACACGTTGTAACAAAATAAGTATTTGGATTTGGCAACACAACCGGTTGTTCTTGCCATTGTGGTGTTGCTGGAGGAGGTGCTGGGTTTAATGGTTGTAATCCAACAGCAGGTGATGTTCCACTGCCTCCACACCCAACTACTAAAACTGTACAAAGTAATGCCCAAAAGTTGTCCATAACTAACCTACTATTCATAAAAACTATATTATACTGCACAATCATTATATGTCAAGTGCAATTTGCAATATGGGTAAATAGTAGTATGAGGAAATCACTAGGTTGGAATATTACACCTGTGTTTCCAGATTTAGTTTTTGATGGACAATTAGAATTAGACAGTGACATGATATATGACATTGTTGATGAGGTTGATAAACTTCCAATAGTAGAGACTAACTTTGGATTCATTACAGGTGAGAATAGTACGTTAGACAAGACCAAGAAACTTATACAGGTTGTTGGTAATGTTTTTCATCAAAAAGTTTTTGATTACTATAAATTAAATTCAGCACAAATAGATGTTACATGTGCAAATAGTAAATTTATATCTGTTAATCCTAAACATAATTTTCCACTAAGTGCTGAAAGACTCAGATGGTATTCAGCATTGGTGTTCCTCGATATAGATGATAGTGCAAAGAAAGGTTCCAGTATTTACTTTGAACACTTTGGTGATAAACGTTGGTCAACACCACCTATGGTGTCTCAGTCAAATATTGTAAAGCATGGAAAACCAGGTAAAGTTTTATTTTGGCCTAGCCATATACCGTGGGGGCTAACACCAAACTTGTCAAACAGAAGAACACTGGTATTTAGTTGCACATATCATATAGAATTAAAACCAGAATTTCAGAAAGGATAAAATGGCTTTTGTAGTTACTAGTGCTTGTGTCGGCTGTAAGGACACACATTGCGTACAGGTTTGCCCTGTGGATTGCTTTTATGAAGGACCAAACATGTTGGTTATAGATCCAGACGAATGTATTGATTGTGGATTATGTGTACCTGAATGTCCAGTAGATGCAATCTATGATGAGATAGATGTACCAGAAGCAGAAAAACCTTTCATACAAATCAATGCTGACATGGTTGAGAAGTATGAGAATATCTATGAAACCAAACCACCAATGGCAGAGTCCAGTCCATACTCTGTAGAAGAAGCCATAAAAATTGTACAGTTAGAATCCTAACAATAAATATTAATGTGCAATTACGCACATACACACACTGACACACAAGGAGAAAACTATGTCAAGTAAAAGTGGGTTCGAACTACGAACCGATATCTTAGGAATGGCTCAATCTATTTTAATAGAAAACAGAGACCAACAAACCAACGCATTTTACTCAAGAAGTGATGAAGAAAGAGCAGGCCAACAAGCACCTGTTATTGAAATTTCATCAGAAGATGTAATTGCTGAAGCACGAAAACTGTACGCATTTGTGAACGAAAAAGTATAAATAATATTACGTTCATCCTATTCAATAGGACGGAAGTAGTCAATTGTGACGAAGGAACGCATTGTTACGTTCATCCCTTTGGGACGGAAGTAGGCAATGGTGCTGAAGGAACGCAATCTTCATTAGGAGATTGACATGACTAAATTCGAAGTTGCTCGTTTCAAACGTGCAGTCAAACGTGATCTTACTAAAGAATTGTTAAGCCCACAGGCAAAGAATCACCGTATAGCAAAGGCTTTTGGTCCAAGTGAAAAGGAAAGATTTTTACCTAAGTATGTGACTAACAATCCTTGGTATTAAGGTCAAAAAAAAGGGCAGTTAAACTGCCCTTTTTAGTTATCTAAAATTAATTAGACATAGTTATAATGTACTGAGATTGTACCTGCTCCTCCACTTGTTGTGGCTGGTGTTGTACCATCTGCCTGCATGAACTGGACTTGTACAGCCGCATTCTTAGTTAGTGTTGCGTCACCATCTAATTCGATGATGTAAGTACCTGCTGTTGCCGCATCAGCGTCATCAGCCGCTACTAATGTTGTTCCACTACCTGCATTCTCTTTAACAAGAATATGGTTGAAAGAACCACCACTAAATGCTGTTCCAATCTTGATTACAATCTTCTGTGCATAGTAAGTTCTGCTTGATATATTTGGCATAGCACTAGTATCGATAGTTGTACTACCGCTAGTTAATGCTTGTCTAAGTAATAAGCCGTCACCACCATTGTTCTCAACATAGTCAATGACTGCCGCTGAGGTTGGAATGCTAGTGTCGTTATCATTACTTGCAATGCCATCTGCTTCATCAACAAACTTAGTAATAGCAATGCTCTCACCTGAGTCTGTTAATGTACCAAAACTTACGTCACCTGTTAAATTACCAGTTACATCACCAGTTAAGTCACCAGTTACATCACCAGTTAAGTTACCACTAAACGCATTTGCTGTAACTGTACCACTGAATGCACCAGTTGTTGCACCACTTAATGCACCACTACTTAATGTAGCAGTTCCATCAGTTAATGAACCACCAGTAACTGCACCTGTAAATGTACCAGTTGCACCTGAGATACTACCAGTTACATCACCAGTTAAGTCACCTTCGAATGTACTTGCTTTAACATTTTCTGAACCGAAGTCCCACTCTTGGCCTACAGATGTATAAAGAATCTGCTTGATTGTGCCATTTGCGTTTGCTTCGAAACCAGCGTCTGTATTTGCACCATTGCTGTTTACACGGAAGATTGCATCTTCAGTTTGTACAGTTGTTGATTCAATTACAGTCTGCGTACCTTGTACTGTTAAGTTACCAGTAATAGTGGCATCACCTGCAATACTAATTGATGAAGATGTAATGTCATCCGATAAGAATGAACCAGTTACTGTTAAGTTATTACCGATAGTAACATCATTTGGTAAACCAATTGTTACTGTGTCAGTAGCACCTACTACAACATCAACTTCGTTAGTAGTACCTTGGATAGTAACTGTGTCACCACCATTCACTGTTTCACTGTTAGAACCATCTGTTAATGTCCAAGAAGTAGAAATACTTGCTGTTGAAGCAGATGTTAATCTACCCTGTTGATCTACAGTGATTACTGGAATAGCAGTTGAGCTACCATAATTTCCTGGAGTTACTGCTGTATCACTTAATGTAACAGTTAATGTTTGACCACTACCTGCAGTTTCAATACCTGTACCACCAGCAATATCAAGTGTTTGTGAATCTAAGTCTATACTTAGAGCACCACCTGTATCGCCCTGGAAGTCTAAGTCTTGAGCAGTTAATTGTGCATCAACGTATGCTTTAACAGATTGTTGTGTTGGAACAAGTGAAGCACTATCACTAGCCATGTTGTCTTCGTCAACAAAGCCATTAATTGTAATACTACCATCGCTTAATGAACCATACTGAACAGTACCACTTGCTGTGATATTTGTAGCACCTGTAATTGCACCTGAACTTGCACTTAATGTACCGTCAGTTAATGTACCACCAGTTACTGTACCACTAAATGTACCGTTAGTTGCACCTGTTAATGCTCCACTACTTAAAGTAGCAGTACCATCAGTTAAACTTCCACCTGTTACTGCACCACTGGCTGTAACTGTAGTTGCTCCACTTAAAGCACCTGAACTTAATGTTGCTGTACCGTCAGTTAAACTACCACCAGTTACTGCACCACTTGCTGTGATATTACCTGCACCTGTGATTTCACCACCTGCAATACTTAATGTACCATCAGTAAATGTATCACTTATAGTAACGTTTGTTAGTGAAATATCACTGTCTAAGTTAACTGTAACAGTATCAGTTGCACTTACTGCTGTAGTAATGTTAGTACCACCTGCTACTAATACAGTGTCGCCACCGTTAACAACTTCACTACCTGAATCACCAGTTAATGTCCAACTTGTAGAAATACTTGCTGTTGAAGCAGATGTCAATCTACCTTGTTGGTCAACTGTGATTACAGGGATAGCAGTTGAGCTACCATAATTTCCTGGAGTTACTGCGGTGTCGTCTAAGTCAATTTGACCACTTGTAATAGTAAGGCCTGTTCCACCACTGAAGTGAGCTCTAACTTCTGCCGCACTTGGACCAGTGTAAGTAATTACACCAGTTGAGCTGTTGTATGCTAGTGAACCATCGCCACCTGCATCAGTAACAGAAATTAAACCACGTACTTCTGCGTCAGTACGCTCAGTGAAGCTCATTACACCAGTACTGCTGTTGTAACTTAAATCACCACCTGCACTAATAGCACTACGTGCTCTAGCAGGTGTGTGATACTGATTTGAACCTTCTGCTAAATCACCTGTATCGTGATTTGAGATGTCACTAACTGTACCAGTTACGTCACCTGTTAAGTCACCTTCAAAGGTAGCCGCTACAAAAGTTTCAGAGCCTACGCTCCACTTGCTACCTGCACCTGTGTAAACGATTTGTTTAGCAGTACCACCAACGTTTGCTTCAAAACCAACGTCAGTACCTGTTGTACCGTTACTGTTTACACGGAAAATTGCATCAGCAGTCTCAACTGTTGTTGAGTTAACTGTTGTTTGCGTTCCTTGTACTGTTAAGTTACCAGTAATTGTAGCATCACCTGCAATACTAACTGCTGATGCTGTGATGTCATCCGATAGGAATGAACCACTTACTGTTAAGTTGTTGCTTACTGTTACATCGCTTGGTAAGCCAATTGTAACTGTGTCAGTTGCACTAACTGCAACTTCTACTTCATTTGCTGTACCTGCGAATGTTAATGTATCACCACCGTTAACTGTTTCTGTATTAGAACCATCACTAATAGTGAATGAAGTGCTAATTGAAGCAGTTGAAGCCGATGTAATTCTACCTTGTTGGTCAACAGTGATAACCGGAATAGCAGTTGTGCTACCGTATGATGCTGGTGTTACCGCAGTATCATCTAAATCAATTTGACCGCTTGTAATTGTTATACCAGTACCGCCTGAGAAATGAGCACGTACTTCAGCCGCACTAGGACCCGTGTAAGTAATTACACCTGTACTAGAGTTATATGCTAAACTACCGTCACCACCTGAGTCGGTTACTGAAATTGCACTTCTAGCTCTTGCGTTAGTGAAGTAACGATTACTACTACCTTCGCCTAAACTGTCAGTGTCGTGGTTGCTAATGTCGCTAACAGTACCTGTAACGTCACCAGTTAAGTCACCTGTGATTGTACTACTGGCGTTAATAGTTGTAAAACTACCTGCCGCCGCTGTACTACCACCAATGACTACACCGTCAACTGTACCGCCTGTTATACTAACATTATTCGAGTCTTGCGTTGCAATTGAGCCCAAACCTAAGTTTGTTCTTGCTCCACCTGATGTACTTGCACCAGTACCACCTTGTGCTACTGGAAGTTGACTTGAACTGTCAATCAAATTGCTGTCGCTTAAATCAATAGCGGCAACACTTGCTGTACCTGAAGAGAAAGAAACAATACCTGTGCTAGATGAATTGTCTCCACCTAAACCACCATATTGTGAACCAATTGCTGATCCGTTCCAACTACCTGCCGTGATTGCGCCAAGTCTTAAGTTTTCAAGTGTAGAACCATCTGATTGCGTGAGATCGAAACGATTGTTACTTGAATCATATTTGACTTTACCGCCGCCTTTGCCGAGCTGGACGTCTGACGATAGACCCTTTATACCAAAGTTCTTAATGTCAGCCATTTATGTCTCCTATATAATACGTATTATTTTGCGTGTTATCGATAACATCTAGCCATAAGAGCTAAACGTTATGTATATTTATCTAATTTTAAGGAAAAGTATTAAACGTATGTTAATATGACGGTAACACTACCAGCGGTAGCATTATAGTGATTACAACGTGCTCTGACTTCTAAATCTTGAGTTTCTGTTGCAGGATATACATACTCAGGTTGGCATAAGAAAGTATCACCTGTACTTTCAGTTAGGTCATTACTTGGAGAGTCACAAAATACATCTGGGTCAGCAAGAGTACCAACTTCTATGTTTGGATCACCACCAGTGTGTCCTGAGAATGTAGTATTAATTTCTACAGCAACACTAACAATTTTACCACCTGGTGATATGTTACCAAGTAAATTTGTTGAACTAATACCAAATCCACCCACTGGCATTGTGAATGTAGTTGTTAATGTTCTGGCATCTGTTGTACTGCTATCTCTGTCTGCAACCTTAACCCAACTTGAACCATCATATAGATATAGTGCCCATTCACCATCGTCTGCACTTAATACATGTGCTTGGTCGCCTACTTGTGCGTTTAATGCGTTTCTTGCAGAAATGTCTGCAACAACTTTAACAGTACCACCTCTAATACCTTGTTCAACATTTAATGCTAATGGATACATTCCTGTGTGTCCACTTGCAATACCTGTTGCAGTTCTAAAGAATTCTGTGCTTTCAAATATTAATATCTCACCACCGTCACTGCGTGTGAGATTAATACGTTCTGTTCCAGGTGCGGCTACACTTGCTGGCAAACCTGATATATTACCTGCACCTACAAATGGGTTATTGTTTAGATCATTAGTAAGATTTACTATAGTTACAGCATTACCATTTTGTTCTGTTAATGTTAGTGTACCTGAATTGTATGATGCACTTAAATTTGCTATTCCTGCGGCATTTATATCTGTTGCCATATCTTCTGGAATAGCAACTGCTATACCATATGCGGCTGTACCTGCGGTATTAGTTGTAAAACTTATTGTTGTATTACCACTGCCACTGTCTATTGCGGCACTAAAAGGTGTATACCCTCCAACTAATCCGTATGCTGTTCCACTTGCATCAGAATTGATTACAGTTTTAGTAGCAACTGTACTTGCAACTATATTGTGATTTGCAGTATGGCTATTAATACTTGTAACAATTTCACTTACGTTGGCATTACCTGAACCTGATGTTGCTGATATTGTTGTGTCAAAACCATTAAAGGTCACAGTATGTCCATGTGGTATTTCAGGGCCATCTTGATCACCTTCTAACAATGTTTCTATTGCTGGTTGTAATACTAAAAATTTTGGAGCATCACTTTCTGTTGTGCTTAATTCACCTGTGGTACTTACGTAAACAAGGTCACCTTGTGCGCCTGGTATGCGTGGTTCAAAGTCTATGATTCTATTGTTAGGCAATATCATAAACTGATTTGGTCCTGGACCTGGTTCTGTTACTACGCCTATGCTTTTACTAAGTGTTGTACTATTTGCTTTTGTGAAACCATTGCTGGTAACTACCACAACATCACCTCTGTCAAAACCATGTGCTGTTTGTTCTAACACATAGTTTGTCTGTGGATTTAGGTATTGGAATCTACTCATTACTGTTGCGTAGAATGAACTTGAAACTGTAGTTGGTAGAGGATCTAGCATTGGTATGCCGTTTTCATTTAATGAGAATACTGCGGCAGAACCTAAACCAAATATACCATTACCAGTTGAGTTTGCAAATGTATTATAACGTAACCAATCCTCTACAACACAACTAACTGCTGTTGCTGTTTTGCTTGTGATACTTACAACTTTACAGCATATACCTGCTGTTGCACTGCCTACCCAGTCGCCTACAACAATGTCTAAACCATTGTAAGTTCTATCATCTCTGGTTAAGTGTGAACCATGTCCTTGTGCGGTAACATCAAATGTGATTTCCCAACGATAATATTTTGGAGAACTTGAACCTGAGTACCAAGGATCATTAGAGCCGTTGGCGTGTTCCCAATAGTCTCTACCAGCGATACTTGTTACGTTCACTGCTAATACCTTATTAGGATAGTTAAGTTTGATTTGATTTGACTTGTAATTGATCAAAGCCACGCAAGTCTCCTATTAATCATACATTACAAACTGTACCCATGCATGAGTTACAGTACCAAAACTTCTACTTGCACCTGTTTCTGCTTCACGTAATCTCAGTTTGGTAGTTGGTGTTCCTGACCCACCGAACAAACTTGGTGCGCCTGCTGAGCCACCGCCTGGTACTTCACGTAAACCCATAGATGATTCTAAAGGAGTAATTTGATATTTGTTACTTGCATACACATAACCATATATCATAATAGAAGCCGGTGGGAAATTATATCCTGTAAATGTTACAGTTACGTCACCACCTGAGGCACTGTCAATGCTCACACTGCTAATACCACCTGTAGTATCTGTGATACTGTCAAGTGCGCCTGAAGATGTGTAGTTGAGTTTGAATCTTTCTACGGTGGCACCCGATCCGCCACCTCCACCACCACCACTTACTGCTTGTGTGGAAACTGATGTGACTCTACCCTTGGCATCTACTGTTATACGTGGTACAAGTGTACTGCTACCGTAAGTGCCTGCACTTACACCTGTGTCAGTTAGATTAATTACACCAGTTGTGTTGCTATATTCTACGCCATCTGTTCCGCTTAAATCTGTTAATGCTATGCCGCCGCTTTGTGCAACCCAGTCATAGTCTGAACCATTCCAACTTAATACTTCATTTGTGTTTGCAGAGCCGCTGTTCAAATGTGTATCTACATCAGAATCTGCATAACTGCTACCGCCACCGCCTGCAAAACTACTTAGGTCAACACTGTTACCACCTGAGATACTTAAAGTGTTTCCTGATAATGTTAGTGCTTGTGAGTCTGTATTTACATAAGCACCCAACAATGAGGTTAAATCAACTGTGCTTCCACTGCCACTAATTGTAATTACATTACCACCTAAACTTAATGTTTGGTCTACAGCACCGTCTGCGCCGCGTACATTACCAGCATCTATAGTCGAAGCATCACTTAATGTGAGTATTAAATTACCCGAGCCGTTTACTGTACCACTGGTTACATTAGTACCGTCATTACCTGCTGGACCCTGCGGCCCGGTAGCACCTGTTGCTCCAGTAGCACCCTGAGGGCCTGTAGCACCAGTATCGCCCTGAATACCTTGAGCACCTGTTGGTCCTTGTATGTTGCCAACATCTTGTGTTGATGTATTTGAATAAGCAAATACTAGGTTGCCACCAACTAAATTTACACTGGTTACACCTACACCATCACTTCCGTCTGCACCTGCATCACCAGTAGCACCCTGAGGTCCAGTAGCACCTTGAATACCTTGTGGTCCCTGTGAACCTACGTTACCCTGAGGACCCTGTGGTCCAGTAATATCGCCTAGGTTTTGTACAGAAGTATTGCTGTACGTTAATATTAGTTCGCCACTGCTTACAGTTGCGTTTGTTATTCCATTACCAGTAGCACCAACATTACCCTGTGGTCCTTGAGGTCCTACTGCGCCTACACCTGATAAGTCTAATGTAGTACCATCATATGATAAGTCACTACCGCTTAATGCTATTGTAGGTCTATTTGTTAAATCTGTATAATCACCGCTTGTAGCAACTGCATGTAAGTCTGCTGAGTTGGCTTTAAGGGCTAGACTATTTGTCATTGTTGTGGCAAAGTTAGGATCATCACCTAACGCCGCCGCTAATTCGTTTAGGGTATCTAATGTACCCGGAGCACTATCTGTTATCGCCGCAACGATTGTTGCCTGCGTTGCGTAACCTTGTGCTGAAAGATAACTTGCTACATTGGCATCACCGTAGTTGCTATCCACACTACCAAGTAATGGGCCTAAGTCAACGGTTGACGCATCACCGCTAATGCTGATTATGTTACCTGATAAACTGATTGCTTGTGAATCTACGTTGTCTAGTAGAGAACTAAGATCAACACTGTTACCACTTGATATACTTAATGTGCTTGTACCTGAATCCCAACTTAAATTTTGACTACCAACAATACTGCTTAAATCTGCTGGCGTAAATGTAAATTGTCCGTTTATGCTGTTGTAACTAAGAGCACCACCTCCGCTTGCCGCGGCTGTTGCAACTGAGAAACTGCTTAATTGAACATTGCTGTTACCACCGCCACCACCGCCACCAGTGTTACTAATTGTGATAGTGTCTGTTGTTGCATCTGTGGTAATACTGATACCTGCACCAGCAACAAGATTAATTGTATCCTCTGGTTCGTCAGCAATAATATTATCTTGACCTGATACAACAAATGTTCTAAAACCGTTTTGATTTAGAGAATCTAAACTTATTGTATTGCCACCACCACTTAAACTTAATTCGCTTGTGGCACTGTTCCAACTTACACTTTGTACATATTGAGCACTGCTTTCTTCTACAATGCTAGTTACTCTACCGTCAGCACCAACAGTTATTCTTGGCACTGTTGTAGCATTACCATATGTACCTGCTGTTACGCCTGTATCTGGTCTAATGCTTACATTGGTTACGTTTGTTACAATACCTCTGTCATTGATTGTAACTTGTGCAACGGTATCTGCATCACCATATGTACCTGCTGTTGCACCCGATACTGGTAATGATATTTCGCCTGATGTATTATTATAACTAATGCCATTAGCACCACTTAAATCTGTGTATGCTATTCCTACTTGATCGGTAATAGTGTAAGGTTCGAATTGACTGTTAGCCGCTACCCATCTAATTGCTTGTCCATCTGTAATACCAGATACATCAACGTTTTGTAAGTCACCTAAGTCTGCATCTGATACTAATGCACTTCCAGCAATACCAAATGTGATACTGTCATTGGATGCATCTGTTGTTAATGTAACGCCTGCTCCTGCAACAAATGTCAATGCATCTTCTACTTGGTCTGCCGTAACAGTTGTTTGACCATTTATAGCAATACTTCTAAATCCTAATGAACTGTTAGCGGCACCGTCACCTGCTGACAGTTGTATAAGTTCTACGTTTTGTAATCTACCGTAAGTGTCAACTGTTATTTGAGGAGCATGTGTTGCATTACCATACACACCTGCAGTTACACCTGTTGCTACAAGATTAAGTGCGGCATTTGAATTGTTACCTGTTCCGCCTGTTACAGTAATTTGTCCTGCAGTACCGGTTACATTACCTACATAATCTGCTGTGAGTGCATCGGCACTAGGAACACTTATCTCTACATGCTCTACATCAACTACTTGACCTTTGTTGTTTACTGTAAATTGAGGAACATGTGTTGCATTTCCGTACACACCTGCAACGTTTGCAATGTCTTGAATATAAATGCCACTAGCATTAGCAACCAAGCCGCCACTTGCAATTACATCAATAGTACCTGCTGATTTATTTAGACCTGCACCAAAACTGTATGGGTCATTGTCCATTGCTCGCCATTCGCCAGCACCTGAACTGTATTGTAATACTTGACCACCAACAGGAACATAAGCACCAGTAACATTAACGTCACTGAGTTTTTCCATTGAGATATTAGTAAAGTTAAGCGAACTCTCGTCACCTCTTACCACAAGGAATTTATTACCGTGACTGGTATAACTTGAGGGGGTATCGTTTAATTCTACAAAAGTGTTAGCCGCCATATATGTCCTATCTACAGTTTATAAGTGATATTACAACTATTTATCACTTTAACTAGATAAGACTACTCGACTAACTTGTCCGTATGAGTTATCGTAAGTGGAACCGTCACCTACATGTTCTCTGTCCATGTAAAGACGTATCCAAGCAAAATTTCCTTTGAAAGAATATGCTTCTGACTTACTTGCAGGGTCATCTGCGTTAAATTGAATGTATCCGTTATCGTTAAAACGTTGACCTGTGGTTTCTGAAGGCACAATATCAAACCAATCATCTGAAGTTGGCTCTAGCACTAATGAAGCCTGTATTCGCATTCTACCTATAAATTGCTCATATGTTACTTGTACAGTATGATACCCGTCAGTGTAACCATAGTAACTGTCACCCTTAACTTCGTCTGAATACTTATTCATATCTGTGCCAGTAGCACTTAGCAATATAATACTTCTTCTATTAATAGGCATATTTTATCCGTTCTTAACTTCTACTACTACATTCTCGCCAACAAGTTGTTGTACAACTTGCTCAATTGTAGCAGTTATTTCACTGTTGATTGCAGTATCTAATTGTTCATCATCTTTAGCAATTCTGCTGATTTCAATTACAACTGCTTCGCTAACTATCTTTGCCATTGTGTCTCCTTGTGTAACTATTTATCACAAAGAGTCAGGATAATATATTTCTGTATAGTCTATTTGTAACTGAGGCCACTGTAATTTTAAGAATGGCAGTATATCTGATAACTCATCTTGGTTAACAAAGAATGAGGCTTTCCACCTGCAAGTTGACATTCTGCCTGAGCCTAAATTGTCTTGTATGTATTCTCTAACTTCGGATACTATACTTTGTCTTTTTTGATAACTTCCGTACCCGTGCCATGGAACAAAGCAGTCTACCTTTGTGAGATATTGATTGTAGAATAAATTTTTTCTAACTAATATATTTTTATTACCTGATATTTTTTCTAAGTGCTCTTGATGTATTGGCCCACTAATGTAATTTATTCTATCAGGATAATTTTTTATTAGTAAATCTACACCTTCTCTTTCATAAAAGAACATGTACATATTTGGGAATCGACCCTGTGTTCTAAAAAATATACTTTGCCCAGCACATGCCAATTTCAGTAGATCTTGCCAGGCCCACCAGTGGTACCTTTGGCTGTCGCCTATTAGATTGTCATCTTCTTTTAATATGTTCAGAGAAACTTTGTACGGTCTATCTCCGTAAAAAACTTTGGCACTAGGTACTATTGGAAATTTTTTATACTTTGGCTTATCAAGTAATTTAATATCATGTATTGAAATAGTAGGTTTCACTTTCATTCCAGTCAACTGTGATAGTGATGTTTTCTAAGTCTTCGAACAATATCTTTTTACTTAATGGCTTTTTAATTTTCTCTTCAAAAATTCTCTTTAATGGTCTTGCACCCATACTTGGCTCGTATCCATCGAGAGATAATTGTTGTCTTGCACTTTCTGTTAACGAAATATTCACAGTTGAATTGTTTGTTTTTAATAATTCGTTAGTCTCTTTTAGTAATCTATCTACAATCAGTAACATTTGCTCTGGTTCAAGTTTGTTAAATTTAACAACTGAATCTAGTCTGTTTCTAAATTCTGGTGTAAAGAATTTTTCAACTGCTTTGTCTACTGCTTTTGCTTTTGTTTGATCACCAAACCCAATTTTCTTAGTTTCTGCTTCTTGAGCACCTAAGTTAGAAGTCATCAGTAACACAACATTACTAAAGTCAACTACCTTGCCCATTGAACCAGTTAGTTTACCATCATCCATTACTTGTAATAATACTTGTAACACTTGTGGTGCGGCTTTCTCTACTTCGTCTAACAGCAACACACAGTTAGGCGAATCTTCTACTGCGGCAATAAGTTGTCCTTGTCCCATCTTGCCTTCAGCATGTCCTACATAACCTGGAGGAGCACCAATAAGTTTAGCAACACTGTGACGTTCTTGATATTCACTCATGTCAAACTTAACAAGTTTGGCTTGTAGTTCTTTTGCTAATGCTCTTGCTGTTTCTGTTTTACCAGTACCAGTTGGACCTACAAATAGGAAACTACCAATTGGTTTGTGTGGTTCACGCAATCCTGATTTGCTTACAAGAATGGCTTCTACAATTTTGTCTACTGCCTCGTCTTGTCCATAAACAGTAGTTTTAATTCTGTGGTCAAGATCTTTGTATGCATTTGTGCTTTCTGTGTCAATAACATCTTCACCAATTTTACTAACCTTAGCAATTACTTTTACAAAGTCAGACATTACTACATTAGTCTCATCACGTAATTTTACTGCGGCACCTGCGGCATCAACAACATCAATTGCTTTGTCAGGGAAGTGTTTTGTTTTAACATATCTGTCAACTAAGTCTACACTGCGTTCTAATAATTCGTTGTCATATGAAACGCAATGGAAATCCTCATAATATTTTTTCAATCCTAACACAATTAATTTTGTGTCTTCAACACTTGTCTCTTCAATATCTAATCTTGCAAAACGTCTCAGTAATGCTCTGTCTTTTTCAAATGTATCTGCAAATTCGTCTGGAGTAGTTGCACCAATTGTTAACATTGTACCTCTGCCTAATACTGGCTTTAACAAGTTTGCGGCATCTACATTACCTTGTCCACCTGCACCTGCACCCATAATCATGTGTATTTCATCGATGAACAATATTGCATTAGGGTCTGCTTCAAGCACACTTAATACACCTTTGATACGTTCTTCAAAATCACCACGGTATCTTGTACCTGCTATCATTGCACCCAAGTCTAAACTGTATACCACTTTGTTTTTCAAAGTCTTAGGTACTTCACCATCTACAATTTTCTTAGCAAGTCCTTCAGCAATAGCAGTCTTACCTGTACCTGGCTCACCTACCATTACACAATTATTTTTCTTACGTCTAGCCAATATGTGTACTAGATCACTTACTTCTTCATGTCTACCAATCAGTGGATCTATTTTACTATTTTGTGCTTCTTCGTTTAAGTTTGTTGTAAACTCTTCTAGCAGTTCTTTGCTCTCTTCAGTGTTTCTTGTACTTCTAACATGATGTTTTACAACTTCACCAGTTAGTCCATTTATCTCACAAAGGTATCTAGCCATAGGCGCAGGATCTTCTGCTAAGATACTTAAAAGTAGATCTAATGGAACAAAGTATTCTCTGTTGTTAAAAAGAACATTGGCTAATCCACGTTGTAAAACTCTCTCTACTGCTTGTGTCTTTTTAGGTGAACCTTTACTACCGTTTGGATTAAGCAACCCATTTGCTTCTGAATCGTTTAGATAGTTTGATAAATCAGTGAGTATTTGATCTCTGTCAATTTCACTCTTTTCACATATTTCTATCACATCCTCTTGATCAAGTAAGACATACATGATATGTTCTAAGCACACATATTCATGCTTTTGCTTTAATGCATTGTTCATAGCATTACGCATTATTACTTCTATTGTAGGACTTTTACTCATTTGTTCTTATTTCTCCTTTTGTTCTCTGTGATATTTTACACTACATTCTGCACCACAAAAAACTTTTGTCTTATCAGCCGTATGATATTTTATCATACCAAGCATTAGGCTTAATCCGCATACATAACATTTATAAATCATTGTTCTTTATTTTATTTAACCACTCAAGGTGTTGTTCATTGGTTACTATTGGTGTAGTAATCTCAACTATCACAATCATATTACCATATCCCTTTGTGTTAGGGTTAGGCATTCCTTGATTAGATAGTTTTAATTTAGCACCAGGTTGTGTTCCTGCAGGAATCTTTACACTTAAAGGTTTGCCTACAGCATTATCGATTTGTATTATACTGCCTGTGATAGCATCTAGTGATGAAATTGATACACGTTGATATAAATCATCATTGTCACGTGCCATACCATATGGCATATCTACAAATACTTTGATATGTAGATCACCTGGAGGTAATCCATTATATTTTACTTGCCCTTTATTTGCTAAACGTATTCTGGAACCATCTCTGATACCTGCAGGTATATCAATATATTCTCGTAGGTACCCTAAATCAACCATTATGTTTCTGCCATAATAAGCAGTTGTTAGATCAATTCGTAATTGTGTAACAGTGTCTGGATTACGTGTAGGTTGTGCTCTACGCCCTCTGCCTCCAAATACGTCTCCAAATATGTCAGCAAAAGGACTGCCTTGTCCAAAAGGATCACCACCAAATTGTTCAAAAGGATTAGGATTATCATACTGTGCCCTCTTGTCTGGATCACTGAGAGTTTCGTATGCTTTTTGAATTTCCTTAAACTTTTCTGCGTCACCTCCCTTGTCAGGGTGATGCTTACTAGCAAGTTTGCGATATGCTTTTTTGATCTCGGTATCTGTGGCTTCTCTGGCCACACCGAGTGTTTGATAGTGATCCATGCTTACATTATAGCATCAATAAGAAAAATGTCAACTTAAATCATTGATTAAATCGTACAAATCTTGGACCGTTACTAATTTTTCTATTAGTTCGTCTTCGATGTCTATATCGTATTCATGTTCAACACTCATTATGATTTCAATAATGGTTAAACTGTCAAAGCCACTAATGGCTTCAAACTCATCTTTCATAGAAAGGTCGAAGCCATGCTCGACTTTAATTAGCCTTAATAGATCTTCCTGGGAGTTCATAATTAATCGTTACTGTTAGGTAAGCCTGGAATTAGATTGCTTAAATTAAAGCCTGATTTCTTTTTTTCTGGTTGTGCAAGTTCTGATGCTTGTGCTTCGTTATCTCTTTTTGCATCTTCAACTTGGTCCGCTTGGTTATCTTTATTTTTATCTAACCAATCTTCTTTGCTGTCATTATCAAACCCGCCTGTTGCTTCACGGTAGTATAAGATAATTTCTTTTTGTTGATTAAGATATCTTTTAATCTCTTGTAAGTTGTAAGCCATGTTCTCATAGCCTTTAACACTGATACCCATCATTACAAAATCGCCACCTATGCGTTTTTCAAGTTCTGCAATCTTTTGATCAATGTTACCACATACTTCTATGATTCTACCATCTTCATCTTCAAGTGGTGGTAGTTCAATTCTGTTACCTTCAGCATCACGTTGGACACGTCTTGCCGAAGTACCATCCTCTTTGGTATAGTCTTCATAGGCAAAACGTTCTGTTGTGTAATACTCAGGATTTTTATTTACGCCTGTTGCTGGCTTACATGGTGTTGTGGTTAACACATACCATTCAATATCACGCATGGATATCTCTTGTGGAAGAGGAGGTTGGTAGATTTCAAGTTTTACTTCTTCGGTGAATACTTTAACTTGACTTGGTGCTTGGTAAGGAACACTTTGCATACTGCTACATGCAGATAGTCCCAAAATAATTAATCCTATAAAACCTACATCTATAATTTTCTTAACCATCGTCTTTCTCTGTCTTTAGTGTAAAATCGTCAAATGCTTCTTCACCATCTGCATTATCTAATTCTCTGCTGTCTGCTTCAACTGATCTAAATACATCTGCTGTTGCTCTGTTTGCTCTAAGTTCTATGCTACCAGGTCTTGCTCTTGCAAGTTTTGTTAAATCATGATCAGCAAATATTCTCATGTAACTGTCACGTTCTGCATTTAGTTCGTTGTTTCTATTTGTTAGACCCATCATTGCTTCTGCTTGTTGCTTTGCATTGAGTTCTAAACTTCTAATAGTTGCTTCGTTGGTTGCGGCCGCTGTTTGCAGTGCAACATTTTCTGTGTTTAGATAATCAACTTGCGATTGCAGTTGATTGATACGATTGTCTTTCTCATTGATCATAAACTTGTGAGCACCGTATCCTGCTGTAAGTATGATTATGATAAGAGGTAATGCTTTTATAAATCCTAACATTGTTTTGTTACCAGTACGTTATCTTGGCTTGGATGGAAAATTACTATGTACTCGTCAATTGGAACGGCTCTCATCTCACCTAACATACTGTTAAACTTTCTAAGTGTACTGTCCAATGGCTTGATTGCACTTTCGTTTATACCAACTTCTGCCATAATGTCTTTTGCTGGACCAAAGTTCACAATTTCTAATTGTGCTACATCTCTGGCTCCACGCATGACAATTTTATTGTCGTTTAATCCTGCTTCTAATAAACTGCTGTCTTTTAGAAACTCTAAAATTTTATTTGAATTGTCTTGCTTTTCTGCTTCTTCTTGTGCGGCCTGCTGTGCTTGATCATATGTTTCTTTGTCCATATATTTTGCAGGTTCCAGTATTACATATTTTTCAATGTCGTCTTCATATAGATTATGATACTCATCAATCAAATGTGTTTTACCTTGCCACTTTAATTTGCCTGCAACATTTTCAATGTCCTTGCAAATTTCTCTGATCTTTGATAATGCTTCAGGGTTACGATCCATTTCAATAAACACCATGTAATAACCATCTGCATTTGGGTTTGGTGAAACTTCAACATCTCTGACATCAGCAGTAGAATTAGATACAAATTTATATAAGTCGTTACCTACTTCGCTTTCTGTTACATAGAATCCTGCAGTGATAACATCTTCTACATCACCAGTCTTTGGTTCAAACTCATCAATGCTGACCTTGCTCAGCATTGTGTCTCTTAATTCTGCTTGTTTAAGTCCCATTATATTGTACCCTGTTGCATACTCATATCCATTCCCATATTTGGATCGGACTGCATCATGTCTTCCTCTTGCTCTTGTTGAACTTCAGCATCTAAACTGTCTAAGTCAACATAACTATCATTGTCAATTTCTATACGTTCTGAGCTAAACTCGTCAACATATCTACGTGGCATTTTGATTTCAACTACCCATACAGGCTCTGATTTGGTTTTTGCTTTCTTTTTGATACTGCCGTCTGGTCTAGCCTCAGTAGTTACATCATCCCAATTCTTTACTTTGACTGGACGAATAAGTGTATCTTTAGAGAACTTTACTAAACAATCCTTGGCAAATAATCTTTTTGCACCATATGGATCAGGCATATCTTCATTTAGATACATTAACTTGACTGTGATAAAGTGTCTATCTACATGAGGACCTTCTAATAATTCACCTTGACCCCAATTTTTGTATGCGTATAGATCTACGTCATCTAGAACTTTTTCAAATTCCAAAAGCATATCTAAGAGAGTATTAGTCTCTGATATTCTTTTAATTTGATCGTTTAGTATTTTTAATGCAATAGTCATAACGCACAACTCCTGTTACAACTATTTATCAAACTAGAGCGACATCCAGAGCTTCTTGCGATCCTGTGTTTTTTTAATAAGCCTATCATAGAACACAATAGCCTCTGCTTTAAGTCTTTGTAGCCATGCATCTTTGCTCATGGAAGACTTGGGATTTTTCAAAAACTCTTTCATGTTTTTGATTTGCAGTTGTCCTTTACCTAAATTTTGTATGCTGAGATGGTCCCAATTAAGTTCGTATACACTTAGACTAAAGTTTTTTACTATAGTTTTGTTTTCGCTGTTGTATATAATAAAATTATACACTAATGGCTTATCTAAGTTTATTAACCTATCTATGCTGATCAAGTTAGGCATTTTGAATTCTAATGCTTCATCACTACTCTTGTGATCTACATAAGTATCGCCTATTGTGATATCCTCAATACTTCGTCTGCTTCTAGGATCTGCTACATCAGGAAAGTTCTGCTTTATGATTAAGTTGCAACGTTCTTCTATCTTGTCTGCAATACCTCTTTGCTGAAGATTTTTGCTTTCAGGATATACAAGATGCTCTTTTAATATGTTGTCTAAATTTGTTATCATTAGAATGTATCAAACCCTAGCAACCATAGTACAACACAAATCACAGTCCACCAAAATATAATGGCTAGAAAGAATGAAAAGGCATACGAAAAGCCACTGTATTCTCCTTTGCTGTTATACCCAGCAAAGCCTTTGAGGGTTAACCAAAGTGCTCTGGTTAAAAAGAATGTTGTAATAGCAATCAGTATTAAATTAATCATACTATTATTATAGCAGATCTGAGCAAAAAGTCAAGAAAAAAGGCCCGAAGGCCTTTTCCCTGTTACATAAAGATTAGAATCTATAACTGTAACCTACATAAAAGTTGTCAAAATCTTGGATTTTATCCGCAAAATCGTCTTCGTTGTTTTCGTGATCAACGTAACCAACTTCTACTTCGCCACCTAATAGATCAAAACCTTTTGATACTTTCCAGAATGAACCAGCATTGTCCCAGTCGCCATAAGCAACATCAACATACTTTAATATCCCTGAACTTATCTCATAGTAATCATCAGCATCATCGAGGCCAATGTGGTATCTTGCTTGGAATAGATCGAAGTCAGCAGTAATGCCAATTTCTTCCCATCCGTCTACACCGTCCATGCTAAAACCACGATCAAAGTAAGCAACATTAAAATTGCTACCACCTAAATCAAAGTTATAACCAATTGCAAGTGAGTGCATATATTCATTGTCATCCATTGACATAACACTTGCACCAGCCCAGATACCACTGTCATGATTTAATAAACCACGAGCAGAGTATCCAAAACCATCACTCATGTTGATGCCTCTGAAATAATTGTCTGAAGCAATACCAACCTTGCCATCAAACTCAACTGCGTTTGCACTAAAAGAAAAACCTAAAAGTGCTATTGCAAAGATATGAAAAATCTTCATACTTTCTCCTTTAACGTTATTATAGTTGTAGGGGGTGATGAGGGTCACCCCAACCCTGTTTCAATCTACTTAGATTTGACTCCTAATAGATGTAGCACGATAATGGCAACAATTAGTCCAACTAATCCTGCATCACCGAGACTAGAAACTAGTGCTGTGATGTTTGAAACAACATTGCTGAGGAAGAATCCGTCTCCGAATAATAATCCTGATAGAATTCCTAATCCTAATAGTCCAACAAAAATTGAACTTAGGCCTCCGACAAAGTCGTTTACTATTTTTAATATACTATCCATATGTTACTCCTAAATATAGATAAACAAAACGGTTAATAAAATACTAACCACTTTTATTTAGTATATGTAGATAAGAAATGTTCTTATTTTGGCTACTTAACATGGGTGTTATATGATAAACTACTGTGTTTTTGTGTAATTTCTCCGGCTAAATAATAGTATATGATGATAATCAACCATCTAAAAAGTTGGAAGACACAAGAAAATGCCACGAGTACAGGGTACGCCTTCTACTCGTTTTTTTGTGGCAAAAATATGGGAGTACCCAAATGTCAAGAAAAGCAAGAAAGCAGAAATGTAACAAATACCGTAAACAACAACATCAAGGAGAATCTTATTTGAGAGTAATACAAGGAGGCGTCCAACGTAATAGACAGAGTACAGTAAACATTGTACCGAGAAATTTTAACCAAGACAAACTGTTAGGTTTGCTAGAAAATCCAAAAGTCAACATAGTGTTTGCAATAGGTCCAGCAGGAACTGGTAAAACACTAATCTCAACACTCGCAGGAATCAAAGGACTCAAAGGAGGTGATATCGACAAGTTCGTAGTTACACGCCCTGCGGTCAGTGTAGATGAACAACATGGATTTTTACCAGGCACACTTCAAGAGAAGATGGCGCCATGGACGAGACCAGTGTTTGATCTGTTTGAAGAATACTACACGCCAGATCAAATTGAATACATGTTAAGTGATAACAAGGTTGAAATATCTCCACTTGCTTATATGAGAGGTAGAACATTCAAGAATTCATATATCATTGCTGATGAAATGCAGAATGCTACTGACAATCAAATGAAAATGTTACTTACTAGAATTGGTGAGGGCAGTAAGTTGGTTGTAACAGGAGACTTAGCTCAGCATGATAGAGGTTATGAATCCAATGGTTTGAAACTGTTTATTGAGAGACTTCAACGAATTGCTTCGGATAGAATCAAAGTAGTAGAGTTTGCTAATACAGATATTGAAAGACATCCTGTAGTAGACGAAGTGCTAGAGATTTATAACCAAGTTATATAATCAACTTTACGTGATATGTATCGGCGTATATGATTATGCGCCGATTCACCGTGCCCAGTTGTAAGACTACTTGCCCACTCCCATGGGTCTAGTGGTTTACATTTTTTCTTACCTAAAATACTTGCCGCTCTCAATGCGGCAACATCAGCAGTTCTTTTATCAGTTGTTGCAGATGTCCAGAACACATCATTGCCTGTTGTTTCGTGTCCTAGTTTAATGCCATACTTTTCTGGGTCTTTGCTCATTTCGCTGTAGTTATGCTCGTTACCAGGTATACGATACAAGCCTAAACTGTTGGGAATAATACTTTTGAGTAATTTATTATCAGCAATGTGTGTCATGGTTTCTATTGCTTCTTCCAATGGTTCCCCAGGTATTCCCATAATATATCCTGCACAAGTATGCCAATGTGGAAACGTGTCTCTAATAAAACGCATAAAGTTATATGCTTTTTCTTTTCTAATACCTTTGCGTATCAGTTTACTTGCCTCTCTGTTTAAGGTTTCAATCCCAAAGTAATGTCCATGAAAGCCACACTCATCTAACAGTTCTGCTTGGTAAGGTTTAGCCATCATGATATCAAAGCGATTGTAACCCACAATGCAAGGCTTGTAATCTAACATGCCTGTGGCAGTGTGCAATGTTTGTATTTTGGTATCGTCTTCATTGAATGTGTCATCAACACAACTAAACACATCTATACCGTATCGTACATTTGCAATTCTAAAAAATCTTTCTAATTTAGCAACACTGGCATCATTAACTTTCTTAGCATTTCTAAATTCAAAGTTACAAAAGGTGCAGTTGAATTTACATCCTAACCTAGTTTCAAAGTTAATGATATCATTTTTAGACAAGCAAAAGTCATCATATAATTCAGGTATTATTGGGTCTTCAGTGACTTCATTTGATTGACTGTGATATTTTTGTACGCCATTAATAGTAGTCAATGTGTCTGGTAAAGGCTCTGCACCATCCAGCCAACGTTCAAATAAATGTAAACTTCTACCTTGAAAAACAGCATCAGGTATTACACTGTCTAAACTGTAATCTATTAAATTAATTGGTCCACCAATAATGAGTTTGATGTTGTGTTCTTTTTTCACATGTTTTATAAATGCTGTCACTGTGTTATCACCGCTCAGCATGTAATTGTTAAACAGTGTACTGCAAACAATCACAGGATTTTTTACACTCATTCGTGTAACCCATTTTTCAAACATTTCTATGAGGGTAACAGGATGCCAGAAGTCTGTGTAATTAATTACAGTGCTAGGTATACTGCGTTTATGAAATACTTCATGTAGTGCAAAAGGTGCAAGTGGACGTATTGTGTGAGCTCTGTATTCGTCTCTAATGTTAGTGTTAGTACACTCAAGTATAAATGCACCGTCTATGCTAGGCCTCATTACATTAATTTGCGTAATTGATAATCAAAAGGTTCAACAGTTTTAATTTCAAATGGCTTATTAAAAATGTCCTTACCAACAATATGTGTAGATGTTTTCTTTGAGACATCTTTTAACATAAATGTCTTTTGACTGCGTCTGATTGTTTTGAGTCCGTCTTGATGCTCAATAGTTTCTGAATGAAACCAAACAATAAGTTCATATTCTTCTTTGAATAAACTGAGCCACCATTGCCATAGACGTTTATACCAAGGTAATTTCTTGATAACAACTTCTTGATCTTCGATTATTTTTTGCTCTGGGGCCATGTAATCTCCTGTGTAACAGTATTTATCGCCTACATACTATTCAAGTGTAGTTCAATAAGTGTTGCACTGAGATTTATTTCTGGATCAGCACATGATACACTCTTGACCATGCCATCTCTGATAATTACAACTGCTTGGTCTTGTTGTTGCTCTGTGGTACCCCAAAGTTCTAAATTACGATACATGAATTTGTATACATCATCATACTCTTCGGGTCTTGCTTGACTAACAATCAATTCACGTGCTGGTTTGTACTGTCCTGCTTTGAACATTTCTACTACTTGCAACATCCATTCACTAGAACTTTGGTCGCCTTCTTGAGGCTTCTGTAATACACCATCAACAACATTCTGTTGCACAAGATTAATGCTTTTACGCAAGTCAGGGTATGTTGCTTGTACATAAGTATCCAATGTGTCTAAGTCAACATCAACACCTTCACCAATACAAATCTGTGCTATCCTAGCAGTGAACTCATTTACATCAAGTTTCTCAATGTGGAAGCCTTGACATCTACTGTGTAGTGCAGGAATAATACGTTGTGGATAGTTGCATGTTAGTATAAATCTACAACTGGTGTGATACATTTCCATTACACCACGCAATGCCGCTTGTCCATTTGGAGTAATGTAATCTGCTTCATCTAGCAACACATATTTCAAATCACCAAACGGCATAGTGCTACTAAAGTTTGTAATCTTGTTGCGGATTGTATCGACATTGTTTTCGTTACTGGCATTAATTTCCAATATGTCCATGTCTGCTACATCTAATTCTTTAAGCAATACTTTTGCTAATGTAGTTTTACCTGTGCCTGGTGCTCCGCTAAACAGCAAGTGAGGCAATGCTCCATCAGACACCCAACCAGCAACTTGCCTACGTTGGTTATCATCACGGAATACATACGTGTCAATTGTGCTTGGTCGATATTTTTCAGTCCAAAGTTCTTTCATTATAAATCCAGTTTGTTTTATCTCTTAGTGTCATATAGTTATGCTCTGCGATGGGTCGAACGTTACTTAAAAAGGTTTTAAGTTGTTGGTTGTCTAATTCGCATAGTATTTTAATCTGCTCTAGTATTTTAACATATCTTGTTAAATCGTCAACCTCTAAATCATAACTTTCATCAATGTAGGGATGAAACGTTTTGTATCCTAACTCACGTAATTTTGCTAATGCACCTGGCACACCACATAAAACAAAAGGGTGTCCATATTGCATAGGCTTAAATGTCTTCTCAGTAAAGAACATTGGATCACCATTGCATGTAAATGTTTCGTTGATCACAGTAAAGAAGGATTGATTAATCATAGGCTGTAAAGTAAAATGACATGGACCATCTAGTACATCAGATACATTACAATCTTTAAGCCACACATTGGACATAATGTTTGATGCAGAATCTTGCCCTTCCATGTTTCTATCTACCACTAGATTATCTAAAAATTTTGTATCATCTGGTATAATATTTGGATCGTTTGAAAATTTTGCTACTTCCAAACATGCTGTTCTCCATGTGTTTATACTTGTGGGTTTCCACGATACTGGCAATAAACTAACATAACCATGTTGCAGTAAGTTCATATATTTCATTGAGAATATCATAAACAGTCTTGTTACATTACGCCTGCCATTCAGTGATATAAACTTTTTAGATCTTTCTTTATATTCATTAAAACGTGTTTTATTAAAGTTCTTTTTGTGATAGGTATGCATGTGTTCAAACCACAAATAAGTGTGCTTAGAGACGTTCTGTGTGCTTTGTAGACCTATGTTATTAGTGATTAGTGTAACGTTTTTTAGTTCTAATTTATCTATAGCATCCATTACATCTTCGAATGCTTCACTGTATTGTACAATAGCAATATCTAAATTATCTGTGTTGTGCTTTTGCCAATTGCAACTAAGCAGGTCTTTGCCACCATAGCATAATAAACAGAATTTATTTTCAACAAGATGACTTATTGCAGACCACCAAGGTGGTTCTTGTTTTAGATGGTATATGTTACCAGCATTGACTCTAATTGCTGTTTTCATTTCTGTACACTTTGTCATTTAATTTTACAGCAGTTTTTAGCACTCCTAAATCTGCTTGTAATTTATTAGCATAGTGCAGAAATGCTTTGGTATCCTTGGGGAAACAATGCCCACCAAAACCAAACTTACCATCTGGACCTGGCACATTCATGTGAGTGTCTCCCATACGTGGATCAGTTTGTAATATTTCTGTGAATTGTTCCCAACTTGAATTTGATCCACTTTGTTGAAATAAACTATGTAGATCATTCATGAAAATAACTTTGGTTGCTAACCAACTGTTAATTGTGTATTTGATTAAACTAGCAGTGATTAAATCTACTTTGAATGTAGGTACTGTTTTTACTTTGCTGTGTCTTGCGTATGCTTTCTCTACTTTATCACAGTGTTTCCAACTGCCACCTAATACCTGCATGTTAGGATTTATAAAGTCTTGATGTGCGTTTGCTTCTGTGAGAAATTCAGGATTGTAAACTAGATTCAGTTTGAAATCCTTTTTCATTTTTATCAAATGCTTAGGTGTTATTGTGCTTTTGATTACCACAATACCTTTATAGCATCTGTCAGCAAGATCGCTTAGTGTTTGTCTAGCAATGCTAACATCTACATCACCACTGTCACCTACTGCTTCTGGCGTAGGTACACAAACAAAAAGGAGTGGCGGATCATATTTGACAAGGTCATCAATTGTGTTGTCGTTATATAGTGGATCCACCACAAACTGGTCTACGGTGTCAGTATCAAATCCTTCTATTACCGAACCGCCTACAAAGCCGGCACCAATGATGCCTAGTTTCAAGTTCATTTATAATAAGCCTGCCACTACCTTGATTGCGTCAATTGCTTTAACTGCTTTGTTTTTGAGATCTTCTGTGTTTAAGTCTTCTTGTATTTTAGCAATGTCTATGATATCTTCCACAAGTTCTTTGTACTCGCTTTCAGATATACCACCACTTTCCCACAAGTTCTTTAGTTCTCTGACTTCTTTTTCTTTGCTGGTTTGCCATTGTTCTACATTCATTTTCTATCTCCAAATGTTGCCAAGGCTTGTTCTGAAATGTTTGCAATACCCTGTCTTTTGATTTTACAATATCCTTCGCTAGGATCTTTTCTGTCTTTGAGTTCTTGTGTTAAGTCTTGTATTGCTGTGTAAATGTTTGTGATGTTGTCGTTCAATCTGTGTTCGCTGTATACTGATAAAATTCTAGCATGATGATGCATCATGCCAATGTCTGCACGACCACACCAGTTTACACCATCTAGTGGTTCTGATGCTAATACATGCAGTTCTGCTAACTTACCAAATTCAACATTATCAAAATCACTGGGTATCCATTTGCCTATGCTAGAACATCCTGTAATTAATAATATAGAAACTATCCCTATCGCTAATTTATTCATTATCCTCCCCCTAATTTTTTGAAGGCTTTTTCATCCTTCTTTTCTTGTAACCATTCTTCTTCGCCATGATATGTAGGAGCCTTTTCAATGTATTCTTGACACTGAAATAGCACTTCGTAAATTTTTTGTTTACAACCCCAACCATTGAAACCGTCAATGTTTGGATCGTGCATTACACCATCCCATTGCCACAGTTGTTCTTTAATTTTGCCAACACCTGTTTTTTCAATATATGGCATTATCTATTCTTTCCTACCTCAATGCCTACTGCACTGAGTACTAATACTCCACCTAGTATTAGCCACCATGGACTTATAAATCCAAATATGACTCCTGCTATAATTAAATTGCCAGTTACACCAGTTGAACTTAAACCAATTCTATTTTCTGTTGGTATCCTCATTAATCTCTCTGTTTGCGGTAAACATCACCAACTACTTCGGCAACATTTAATGTATTAGGTTTATCATCAGATACTGCTAAACAGCCTTTTGGGTCTACTTTCCATACTTCTGCTTGGTTGTCATCACTTTCAAATCTGTCGTCTTTCAACTTCATTGCCTCAGTCCAACGTCCATATTCAACATACACCCATTGTCCTGGTGTTATCCAATCTATGTCTGGACCTACTTCAAATACTTTGAACCATCTAGGAACAATACCTTCCTCTTTGCCACTAGTGTTTTGAATAATGATTCCACCCTGGGTAACTTGCTCACCAAAGTCGCCGTCAACACAAAGTATGTTATCGTTAATTGCTCTTATTTTCATTCTTTATCCTGTTAAGTGCCATTTGTGATTTGAGAACATCTTTAAGATCTTCATCATTCTCAAATATATCTAGCACTGCAAGAACTTTTTCAATAGTTTTTTCGGTCAACTCATACTTGCCTATTTTAACTGGCAAGTCTTCAAATAAGTTGTCGGTATTGATATTAATGTCCTTGTAAGAAAATCCTAATGGGTCAAATGAATCATTAGTGGTTGTAACTGTGATATTGTCTCCGGTGCTGTACGAATAATATTCGCTGTCGCACATATCGATAGGTGTACTGATTGTGAAGGTATCTTCATAATCGGTAATAGTGATAGGGTTTTCAAATTCTAAGTCTAGTTGTTTGCTCAAGGTGCGTCTTCCTCTCGGTAGTAAGGAACCATTTCTATGTCACCGTTAGGTAATTCTACTTCCTTATAACCCAGAGGTTGTTGCTCGTCGAAGTCCTCGCCTTCAGGTGGAGTTGGTTCATCAAATGATTCTGTGTCATGTTCATCTTTGTTGTCAAAACCTGCACTGGCATCGTTGAATACTTCTTGAACTGTTTCTGTAACAGATGGCTCAGTAGAAGTACGAACATTTTCTGATGCTGTTTTTGCAGTTTTAACATCATTCATTGCTGGATCAGTATCAGGTGATAGTTTTTTAGACTCTCCCTTTAGACTGACTTTGTCACTACTAACAGTTTCTGTTTTAGCATAAGTTGAACGCACTCTATCTTCAGCAGATTGAACTATCTGATTTCTGTCGCCTAACTTATCACCTTTGGCATTCACACCCATGTTACCTAATGCTCGGCTACTTGGGTTTTGTTGTGCCATAAGTGCATCAAAGTCAATTGGTGCACCTCTGTTAGTTTTTCTTGTTACCATTATTTCAAAAACTCTCTTAAATCTAAGTTATATTTTATACTGTCTACTTTATGTATACCTAGTAAAAACAGCACATAACTTGCAACACTACTGCCTCTGCCAACACCCCAAACAAGGTTGTTCTTACGCATTGTGTCTATAATATATATCAAAAGTTGCAGTACAGGATATAGGTTCCTGGCCTTAAATTCACCTAATTCCATATCTACTCTGGCGGTTATGATTTTTAAGTCTTGTCCTGACTCTGGAATCAAGTTCTTTATATGTTGTTCTATGTCTAACTCTTTATAGTAACTAGGAATGTTAAACTCTTTACTCCAATTGCCATCTTTGCTAATTGGCATGATGTTAAGTTCTTCGCAGATACTGTTATAATTATTTACAACATCTTCTAAAAAAGGAACTTCTTGTATAGATTTACTTCTATACAATAATTCAATACCTACTTGTTCTTCATTTAGAATATGCATAATGTTATTTTAACTTAAAAATTTATTTTTGTCAAACATTTTTTTCAGGTTTTTTCTTGCTAAAATCAACTTTGATTAATTCACCTGGTTCTGACTTGGATACTTTTTGCCAAGCCTCTAAAATTTCTATTTCTATCTCTCTGAATGTTTCAGTGTTACGTTTTTCAACCTCATCAAATTTTTCTTGCCACTCTTTGTATTCCTCATCAGTTTCTGCAATTTTGTCAGCAGTACTAATGTCATTTCTAAACCACCAAGGAACTTGCCAGTAACTTTTATCTGTTACCCATTCATTGATAGCCGGCAACTCCATGTATGCCTCTTTGTTATCATGATTATACTCATACATCATGTTCTCATTGATGTCTTCTAATTTGACCGTTTCAATTACAGTATCAGTACCAGTAATTGTGTTTAGTTTACAGTGTAACATTGCACACAATGTTTGCTCTGATGTATCTGGTAATGCTATAAAATTGTTTTCTATGCCTTTGAATATTTTATCAACATCTAATTTATTATCCTTCATTACGTAAATAACACTTTTGTTAAGAACGCCTTCTAATAATGTTAATGCTTTTGCAAAACTAACGTTTTGTTGCTTTTGTGCAAACAATACACTTTCATCGTCCATGTTGTTCACACCTGTATACATTGTGAATGAAAAATTGTATTCATTTATTTCAAATGTTTTTGTTAAATCGTCTAATAGTATAAACTTCAGTGGTGTTGTTTTTTGTAATGTGAATCTATTTTCCATTGGTATCATCCTTTCCTAAGTAAGATCTCACAATTTCTATCATTAGTTCATCTTTACTGTATTCATCAGGAATGTAATCAACACTTTCCATTTCGCCAATGTCTATAACAGTATCTTCCTTCTTTACTCTTGATTTGAAAAGGGAATCTTGGTATGCTTGGTTAGCCAAATCTAGCATACCTTGTAGTTGTCCTGCAACTGGAGATGTAGGTGATGTACTTAGCAAACGTTTTGTTATTTTATCAATTTCTGTTACTAACTTATCTTCTGATAATTTGTTAACGTAATCATAATAATCAAACATCTTTTATATAATCCTTTGCAATACTTAACTTACTTATCGCCGCCATGTCGGATGAACGAAAGCGAATCTGGCCGCTTTTTAATTGAAAGTCCCACAAATCTTGTAATCCATAGTCCAGCAAAATTTTTCTTAATTCTCTGTCAGACTTTCCTCTGATTAACATATACTTGTTTGGCCGCCATTGAATCCAGCATTCTGCAAAGTATGCTGTGCGTTCTGTGAGAGTAGGATTAAGTTTTCCAAAAGCCTCTAACATCTTATCGTCAGAGAACATACGGTTATATGTTGAACTGCGTTTAAGTTTAGTTTCGCTCATAGTGAGTTAAAATTGTGTTTTCAAGTATGTGTATAGTTTGTTTTCTCTGTCTAAATATCACGTCTAAATTTGGCAATGGTTTAACAACTTTATTTTCAATACTGTAAGAGTTCTCATTACCAAACGCCAAGCAGTTATAAGAATTAATTTTGTAATTCATATTACCAAAGTTATCAACTTGTGCATTTTTATAATCTTTTAGATCAAGACTGTTAACAATAAAACTAGCAGTTGAAGAAAAAACATCGTTAGTATCAAGAATTATTGCAGGAACTTCATTGTCAACTTTTAATCTATCAATCATGATGCTAAATCTATTATTGTTGCTTACCAAAGTATTATATGCTTCTCCCTGTTTGGTAAACTTGAAGCCTATGTCTTGATAGTGATCCATTACCTGTCTGTGATGTTGATTATACACAATGCCTGTTATGCGTTGTAACTCAGGTTTAGAAAAAGAAGGTAAGTCATATACTTTATGTCTTGACAATATATTTCTGATTTTTGTATATTCTTCCTCATCAACAAACAGACTTCTAAATCCTGTTGAATTATCGAGGATATACATTGCTAAATCATCGTCATATTTGACAGGTAAGTGTTTGATATCATCTAATGTGGTAACAAAGCCTATACCAGAAATACCATCCTTTTCTGCGTTATCTGATCTACTTAACAGTATGATTGCATTTTTTTGAGTCCACAGTTGAGCATTATTTGTCTCACTTGAGGTACGCATACGAAAACCTAAAGCGGCAAGTTGCTCTCCTATATATTCATCTGAATATCTATTAGGATTATAAGTGTATTCTAAAAATGCGTATTCTGATGTCATATCTTAAATGTTACTGATTCACCACAACCACATGCACTGTCCGCAAGTGGAGCCTTTATTTCTATGTGTTGTCCAGCAATGCCAGTAACCAATTCAATGGTACTACCTGCTAGATATTCTTTGCTCAAAGTATCTAGATAAAATGTCCAACCAGTGTATTCTTTGCTGTAGTCAGTTAAATTTATATCAGATATGTCTTTGACTAACTTCCAGTCATACATAAATCCTGCACAACCGCCACCAGTTAAACTTAACTTAATACCTATAGCATCTGCTTCTTCAGTTTGAATAAGAAAATGTCGCTGGGCACTTTCTGTTAAGGTTACAAGATCTTGCTTTGGGTTAAATGTTTTCACTTCCATACTACTATTTAACCAAATAAATGCATTGTTTAAGTAGTATGTGATATCAACGACTTGTGATAATTTCGTCAACTAAGCCAAAGTCTAATGCCTCTTGAGCATTCATAAAGTTATCACGATCCATTGCTGATTCGAACTCTTCGTATGTTTTTCCCTTGGTATTGTGTTTAACGTATGCTTCTGTGAGCTCACGTTTAATACGCATAATTTCATTTGCACGAATTTGGATGTCGCTGGCTTGTCCTTGAGCACCACCTAGTGGTTGATGAATCATGTGTCTTGCTCCTGGCAACATAAAACGTTTACCTGGTGCACCTGCGTTAGCAAGAAATGAACCCATGCTGGCCGCTTGTCCCATTACAATAGTTGATACTTCTGGCTTGATGTATTGCATTGTGTCGTACATGGCCATGCCTGCTGTTACAACACCTCCTGGTGAGTTGATATAAAAGTTAATATCAGTATCAGGGTCATCTGCTTCTAGGAAAAGTAACTGAGCACAAATGCTATTTGACACTGCGTCATTAACTTCTCCATTTAAGAAAACAATTCTTTCTTTTAATAGACGACTGTAGATATCATAACTACGTTCGCCTGCCGATGTTTTTTCGATTACGTATGGAACAAAATTCATTTATATTACCTGTGTGTTAAATGTTAATTGTATAACAGTTTATTAATTATGTCAAGAACTTAATGCAATACTGTAAATCTTATTAATAAATTTTTGAAATGATCTTTTTCTTTCAAATAATAAAAATTTTGTTACGTGTTCAAAATCTCTAAACTTTATTTGTAAGACTTCTTCTTTGGTTTTATTGCTATAGACATCAGTAAGTATCTTACCTAGGCCTCTCACAAATCTACTGTCACAGGCAAATGTAAATTCCAATTTCCTGTCAGCATTTAAGTTACCTGCTATCCATACAGGCGCACTGCACCCTGCTACAAATGCAGTATCAACTCTTTCTTCTGATAATACTCTTGTATCAGGAGCAATTGAATTGAGCCATTCTACGTATTCAGTAGGATTAGTAATTGGCATTGCTTGTTTTGTGTATTCTTGTAAGTCTGACATACTGATATTTATATCCTACATAAGGATGAGGCCCACTAATGTGAGCCTCAGTGTCTTTTAGATTAGCGGTTGCATTGCCACCACCATCATCCACACTGTTACAGCAGAAAGAAAAGCCATTGCAAGGTCGTCACAAAATTGTCCATCGTTGCAGATGCGTTCTTTAATAGTGTTCACAGAGTCGAAGAGTGATGAAGCAACCTTGGTTAAGGTCGTCATGTGTATTCTCCAGTCCTAAATTAAATTTAGCAACTTCGTTCACTGCCTCTTACGAGCACAGCTCAGTGTAAAAAAAGTTCCTTAACTTTTGTTGACCTTCATACACATACATAGTGTAGGCTCAAGGGCCCGAAGCATCAGCATTTACATTGTTGTGGAAGGGAAGTGCCCTACCTTCCAATGGATATTTATCAATAGTTAAAACATCAGTTAAGTTTTATGGTAATTTTTGAACCATTCAGTTTTTTTATCAATGTAGTCCCTTCTGACTTTAGTAGCAACTGTGATAGATCTTGTTTCAATAATTTTGTGTGATGCCAGATACTCAGGTACATTGGTTGTTATTCCGTGTGCCATAAAGTTGAGATACTCGAATGCACTTATCATAGGAACATGGTGTGCTGTCATGTATGCTTGAGCTCTGTCTCTGATTTTGAATGCACTGTTAAAATCAGTCCAATTATTTTTCCAATGCAGTAATTCCATACTGCCTCTGTATATTTCTGAACCTATGATCTCATAACCATACTTCTCAGGATTAGCACTCAATGCACTAATATAGTTGTCATCATATACATCGCTGTTGGGTTTATCTAGTTGCAGTATGCTGAGGAACATACCGTCTAATAACTTTTCATCTACAATTCTTCTAATGTTGGTTTGAAAGGTGGCTTCGGTTTCGCCTTGCAAGCCAACAATAATGCCACTGGTGATCAGTGTGTTAGGTGACAGTTTTTTTAATTTTTTCAGTATGTCTACAGTTTTCTCAGTGTTGCCACTTTTGTTTGCAAACTTAGAACTAGAACTTTCTAGTGTTTCTATGCCAAAACTCACGCCCGATATCTTTAATTGTTCCCATAGTTCTTGTTGCTCTTGCATACCAAACAACTCAACTCTAAAAAAGCCTGCCATCTTTGGATCAAAGTCAACAGCATTTTGTGCATCTAGTAGTATTTGTAATTTTTTTGTGTCTTCATTACACGTATCGTCAGCAAGATAAAAATGTTCTGTGCCATATTTTTTGTTCATGTGTTCCATAAACTGTGCAATGTATTTTGATTCTTGCAATAATGGATTTTTGGTATTGCGTAAATCAAAACTGCAAAAACTGCAATTAAACTTACAGCCTAATCCTATTTCAAAACCCACAATATCTTTACTGGTAATAAAGTCACTGTCTCTGAAATAGCCTATCACAGGCTTTTCTATGTTTACATCTACATTGCGATTTAAGAATACATTAGGGTATTTGGTAGCATACTTTATCATGTCACCACCATCTAACCACGTTTCAAATATCTCCATACTGCGTCCAATAAAAAAGTAATCTACAACATTTGAGAGTCCTTTTTCAAAGAATCTATTACCACCTAGTATGGTTTTGACATATGGTAATTCTTGCTTAACTTGCAATAAAACGTCCTCAATTTCATATGTAACGTTGTTACTAAATGGCGTACTAATTGCAATAATTGGGTCTTTAGAATCCTTAAGGTAAGATATTATACATTCTAGCAGTGTATCATGTGGCCATCTACTGAACCAATCGATAATTGTGTTTTCTATGCCACGTTGATCGAGACGTCTTGCAACATCTGTGGCACCTATATTTCTATAAGTGTTACTTACATACAGGCCTTCGCCTACAGTGTTTTCACTGAGTATTAATACTTTCACACGTATACTTATATTAGAAAATAAAAAGCCAGCACATAGGCTGGCTTCTTATGTTTGCAAACAAAAGAATTTACTTCTTCTGAGATTTGATGCCTTTTTTAAGATCGGCAATCATTGTATCTTTGTTTTTTCTCTTATCGAGTTCAACACCAAACTCTCTGCCTAACTCTTCGAGTTGTGCTTTGGTTTGTGCTTTTAATTTAGCAAGTGAAGGAAGTTTTTTAATTTCTTCTTTAACACCTGCTTTAGCATTGTCAACTGCTTCTTTAATATCTTTAACATCAACCTTGCCGTCATTGTTAACGTCAAGACCTTTGTCTTTATTAAAGTACCAAACAACGCCACCCAATACTAAGAGACCAATAATGAATACAATTTCCATAATTTAACTCCTAAGATATATATCTAATTGTTCTAGGTCCTCATAACGTGAACCATCGAACGGGTGTACAAGATTGAAAGGATTTGCTCGTTTGTAAGTAGTACTCCTCACTCTGTCAGCGACAGCCTGAACAATCGCTTTATCTTGCTCATTTAGTTTTTCCATATTAACACCGCCTCTCATAAGAGTGAACAGTGCAATATCGAACTCCAAGTAACTGAAACCAAATTGGTCTTCGTCACCATTGGCAATACCTAAACCGTCTGTAGGCACCGCCTCCACAATTGATTGTGGTACATTGAGATATTCTGCTAATGCAGGAATCTCCCAACTTTTTGTCATTGCTTGGATAGGTGAGACGTCACCAACGTCACCATGCAATGTCCAAAAACCTGCGGCAAGTTCACTAAAGTTATCTGTGCTGGCTACAAGGCCACCTTTAGCACTTGCTAAATCATATAGGGTAATCATTCTCAGTCTTGCCCTGATATTACCTAGTCTAATCTTGTCGTCTTCTCCAAAGTTGTAAATATTATTGCTTACATAATCAAAAATTTCTGTGAGATCTTTTTCTAAATGATTGATACCTAATGCTTCACAAAGTTCTTTTCCTCTGGCAGTTTCTTCCGGGTTTTGGTGTATAGGCATCAATACGCCTGTTACAGTCCAACCTGCATTCTTGAAAAGTGCGGCAGTAACAGCACTGTCAATACCACCGCTGATACCGATAACAACATTTTCAATATTGTATTTTAGTTTGTATTTTGCAAGTTCGCTAACAATTGATCTGCTGAGTTCAGCGATATTGTTATGATAGACTCCGAAAGAAATTAATTCTGTAAGTTTGTCTTGAAACCAAGGTGATAATTCAGGTTGCCTGTTATACCTTAATATATTTTCTTGTATGCTCATAATTTAATTATATTTATTAAAACAGTATTTATTCACCTACAGTAAATGGTTCGTAAGTTGTATTAAACTGCTTTCCGTTATTAACCTGCACAAAAGTTGTGCGTTTACTTAATTCTTTTAGACTCTTTGCACCAACATAAGTACAAGTACTGCGGAGACCACCAAGTATGTCTCCGATAACGGGTTCAATAGGACCTTTGTAAGGTACTCGTACAACTCTACCTTCACTTGCTCTGTACTCTTTTGTTCCACCATGTTTCTCCTGTGCTGATGTAGAACTCATGCCATAGAATTCTACAAAACTTTTTTCTACGGTTTGTCTGCTACCACTTGCCGCACCGGTATTTTTCTCATCAGTGTAATAATATTTAGTGGTAACTTTGCCTCCGCCTTCATCTGTACCTGCTAACATACCACCCAGCATTACAAAATCGGCACCTGCTCCAAATGCTTTGGCTACATCTCCAGGACTACTACAACCGCCATCAGCAATGATGTGTCCACCAAGACCGTGAGCGGCGTCAGCACACTCAATGACTGCGGATAACTGCGGGTACCCAACACCAGTCTTAATCCTAGTAGTACAAACACTGCCAGGCCCAATACCAACTTTAACGATATCTGCTCCATTTAGTATCAACTCCTCTGTGATATCAGGTGTTACAACATTACCTGCAATAATTGTTACGTTTGGATTATTTTCTCTAAACTTTTTAACAAAGTCTATGAACCTTTCCGAATATCCATTTGCTACATCAATGCAAACAAAGTCAATGCTTCTGCTTAATTTAAGTGTTTTTGTTACACGTTCTAAATCAAAGTCTGTGATACCAGTGCTTACAGCAATAGTTTTACATAGATCATCTTTGTATGGATTGTTGTTTAGCCAATCCCAAATGTCTGCTGGGTCATAACTTTTTGCTAAACAAGTAAACATACCTTTTTTTGCAAGTGGTAGTGCCATTTCAAATGTGCCAACACCATCCATGTTAGCGGCCATGATAGGTACACCACTGTATGTTTTACCACTGTTTCTAAAAGTGTATGTTCGATGTAAATCAACATCTTTGCGACTGCCAATTTCGCTACGTTTAGGTCTAAACAGCACATCACTGTAATCTAATTTTACATCACGTTCAATCCGCATAATGCTTATTGCTCCATTCTGCTGAGTTATAATAACTCCATTTTTTTGGACTGCTCATAAATTTACCCTCATGATACAAATCTACAATCAAACTTCCACCATGCTTAGGATCAACTTCATTTAAGTGTGAAAACATGTCTATGATAGTTTGTGCTACCAAACAGTTGTTATCTACATTCATATGGCACAAACGAAGATCTCTGTTTGCATCTTCACTAGCCCAATTAGGATTTCTAGCATCTTTATAAGAGCCCTGCCACGTGTCATGGAAATCATTTCTATGTAGATATCTACTTGGAGAACCTGATTCTGCAAAACATACATTTTGCAAACCTGATATCACAGGACCTGCTCTCTCAGAAACATCCACTATAGGTACATCTGGTAGACCTGGTATAGTACCTCCAGAATTTCTAAATGGCATAATGTTTATCAATTTGAATTTATGTTTTCTAGCCAAGTCTTGTACAGTATCAAACACCATTTGTCCAAACATATCATTAAGTAGTTCATCGTGACTGTACTTGTAATATAAATTTACAAACTGTTGTAGTTCGTCTGAATCTTGTTTGGCGTCACTTAATTCTTCTTCCAGTGCTGAAAAATCTGGACTAAGAAAAGCCTTGGTTTCATCAGGTTCTAACAGAGAAAGAATTCTTTGAGGATTTGTGTGGACAAAAACAACATTTTCAATTGATTTAGAAGCATTAATATCACTGACAAGATTTTTCAATGACCACCATAAGTTTGTGCCGCCACGACCTTTGATTTCAACAGGACCTTTATGTAAGTGGCCCCTCAGTAAATCTTCATGACCTTGTTCACTAAGTATTTCTCCGCTTAGGGATAAGAAATATTCTGCTACTAATGAAGGCCATGGTTCGTGCCCTATGTGGTCTGGATCGCACATTTCTGTGTTTGTTGGATCAGCAAAACTGTCTCCATATATACACAGTTTTAATTTGTCTTTGTTGTGATTTACTTGTATTGTGTCTAAAACTTTTTGTGCTTTACTAAGCATCAATCTTTACCTGTTAATTTGCGTTCTATTATGTTTTCTATGGTTTCGTATTGAATAGTGTCAAATGCCTTTGGTGGAAACTGTGGTGGCGTCCACTCTACTATCCTGTGTCTCTTGTATACGTATTTAAGCCATACTGTTTCGCCACCTAGAGTTTTAATGGGTCGCCAAGCAAATTTCTTTTTCCACTTGGTATACTTGGCATCTGTTGGTCCTGGTTTCAAATGTGGGTACCTGGTGTAAGCCGGATGGCCGTACATTGACGTCACTCGTCAAAGTATCCATCTTCTTCTAATTGCTCAACAGTGTAATAACTCAATTGGTCATGCCACTTTCTATTGACGTAACCAACACGAGCATAGTATGCCTTGCCTGTTGTGTCGTTGTAATCATAGTTTGATTCAAGTTCTTCTTTACCGTAGTAAACAGTTTCAACAAGATCAGCAAGATCACTTTCGCAACTGCCAAATCTCAATTTCTCTGCATCAAACTCTTCATCAGTATCTAAAAACCAACATGCAAATGAACCTTTCTCTGAACTGTGGAATGCTAACACAGGTACAGTTTGATCCTCATACTCTTCATCGATCTCATCTGAACTATAACATTCTCTACTGTACATGTGTGTTGGTTCAACTTCAAACGAATCATCGTATGCCCAATCATCAGAACCGTCTGCTGGAACAGGTGTAACAGTCCACGTGCCGTCTGTATAGCAACCGTTTTGATGCTCTAAGTCATCAATGTCGTGCCAATAACTTTCTAATACTGGTGGTGCATCAGGATCTTCTAATGCATCGTCTGGAGTATCAGATTCTTCCCATTCATCAAATGATGTTACTTGGTCAATGAGGTCTTCTTGTTCCTCATGTTTCCAATACTCTACAAAGTCTGCAGATACTTCACCGATAGTGAGTTCACCACCGTAGTTACCTGCTTCAATTCTATATCTATATTTTGCCATATTATTCTCCTTTTTCTAAAGCAATGATATGTTCTGCTAAAAGAAAAACATATTTTGTTCCTTCTAGTTCCATCTCATTACCTGTTCCTTTAACAAAAATAATTTTATCTCCTACCTCTATACCTAAAGGTTTTCTGTCGCCCTTGCTATTAAGTTTGCCGGGGCCTACTGCTATCACTGTGCCTTTTACCGGCTCTGCTTTCTCAGTAGTTGCTATAACAATTCCACCTGCAGAAACATTATCAATTTCTTCCGGTATAATTACTATGTGATCATTCATTGGTCTTATATTCATATTTTACTCCTATAGCATATCTGCTATATCCATATCTTTTACTTTATTTGTTTCTTTTACAAACATTGCACATTTAGGTTCTGGTTTGTCTTCTAGTGGTACAACTAATAAGTGTCCGTTTTTAAGTTTTGGAAAAAACCATTTAACGTCCTGGAATACATTTGTTATTTGTATTTCTGCCGCTTGTGGCATCCAACTCTTCATTGGATTAAAGATAGGTGTAACAAATCCTCTATTGTTTAAACTTGCTAAAGGGATAACTTCTAGACCACCAAAATCCTCATCACTTGTTACAATGCTCCAATCCATTGGCATTTGTAAAGTGTGTTCTCCAATGTTTAAACAGATTGCCGGAGCATGGAAACTTTCTAAGAAAATTAATGGTAACCAATAATAGTCTTGAAATTCTGTATCACCTGCATCAAAGACGCAGTATCTTAAATCGTCTACTTCGTTAGGCACACTATCTAAATCATATGCCTCATTTTCTAATGTTAAAATTTTCATTTATACTCCAGTTTGGTTACT